TAAATAATACTTGACTTTATACTAATCTATTGTATACTTAAACAATGAGTCAGGATCATTACAAAACACTAGGTGTACCAGAACAAGCATCTCAAGATGAGATCAAAAGAGCCTACAAAAAGTTGGCCAAACAACACCATCCTGACCTTAATGGTGGCAATGATACAGAATTTAAAAAAGTTAATGAAGCCAACAACACATTAAGTGATGATAAAAAACGTCAACAGTATGACATAGAAAGACGTTTTGGAGCACAAGGTGGCCAAGGTCCTTTTAATTTTGGCGGCGGCGTTGATGACATCATAATCGACACAGATGGTTTTGGCAATATGTTTGAGCAGTTCTTTGGTGGTCCTAACATGCGTCAAACTTTTAGACAAAGACAGACAAAACCTTTGCGTAATCAAGACATACGAATTAGTTTGTCAGTGTCACTGGAAGATGTTTATCATGGTAATACAAAAGAAGTAATAATTAAAACACCAGATGGATCAAATCAAAACGTAAAAATACATATACCAAAAGCCTGCGATAGTGGAACACAAATTAAATTTACTGGTCTAGGTTCAAAGCAATATGAAGATTTAAGGCCAGGAGATTTATATGCAGTTCTAAATATAAATGCACATAAAAACTTTACTAAAAAAGGAAATGATCTGCTTACAAACTTAGACGTGAATATTTTTGATGCATTATTAGGAACAAAGGTTGACTTACAGCATTTTGATAATATAATAGCAGTAACAATACCACCGTTAACACAGCCAGATGATATTGTTAGAGTAAAGGGCAAAGGTATGGCACTCAACAACGGTACACATGGAAACTTATATATTAAATTAAATTATAAAATGCCAAAAAATTTAACAGACGAACAAAAAGATTTAATCAAACAAATTAAGGACAAAGGTTAATGAAACTAGTTTATGCACCAGCAGATATATTAAAGAAACCTACGATAAGTGTTGACGAAGACATGGATAATGTAGTACAATTAGCAGAACAAATGCATACAGTTATGTCACAAAACAATGGTGTTGGTCTTGCGGCTCCGCAAGTAGGTATTGATAAAAGTTTCTTTATTGTTGGAGATAAAACACGGTATAAACTAGCAGTTAATCCAAAGATTATTGAAACAAGTAAAGAACAAGTGTTAATGACAGAAGGTTGTTTAAGTTTTCCTGGTTTGTTTTTAAAAGTTCTACGTCCACTTAATGTTGTTGTAGAATATGTAAATAATAATGGAGAGACAGTAAACGAAAAACTTGAAGGAATGATGAGTAGAGTTTTTCAACATGAAACTGATCACTTAAATGGGGTTACATTTGATGAGTTGGTTTCTAAACTGAAACTTAATATGGCGATAAAAAAGAGAGATAAGAGGGTAAAGCACAATGGCTGAAGAATATGATCCAATAGAATCCGTACTAGATACAGCAATGGAATATGCTCGTGAACGAAGTCACGAATATGTGGTTCTTGAACACTTGTTGTTGGCGTTGTCAAATGAAAAAGAAATACAAACATTGATTACAGATGTTGATGGCGATATTGAGCAGGTTATGATTGACTGTTCAGAATATTTAGATCAAAAATTAAAAGACATTGTAGTCGAGTCAACAGATGCTCCACGTAAAACATCAGCCCTTGAGAGAGTATTCAACAGAGCAGTAACACAGGTTATATTTTCTGGTAGAAAGAAACTAACAGTTAAAGATATTTTTGTTAGTTTGTTAAGTGAAAAAAATAGTCATGCATTATACTTTTTAAAGAAGAACAAAGTTACAAGACAAAACGTAATTGAACAACTTACAAAAGAAAGATATGGAGAAGATGTTGGATTACAAGAAAGACAGCAAGGTGGTGAACCTGGTGGCGGAATACGTTTTGAAGATTACTGTACAGATTTAAACAAAGAAGCAGAACAAGGTCGAATTGATACACTAATTGGTAGAGAACCAGAACTTGATGATATTGTGCATATTCTTGCAAGACGTAAAAAGAATAATTGTATTGTTGTTGGTGAACCTGGTGTTGGTAAAACAGCAATTGCAGAAGGTATTGCAAAGAAAATTATAGATAAACAAGTTCCAGATGCAATCAAAGATAAAACAGTTTACTCACTAGACGTTGCGTCATTGGTAGCAGGTACAAAATTTAGAGGTGACTTTGAAGAACGTGCAAAAGTAGTATTAGAAAAATTACAAAAAAAGAAAGATGTTATATTATTCATTGATGAGGTACATATGATTATGGGTGCAGGTAGTGCCGGACAATCAAATATGGATTTTGGTACATTGTTGAAACCAATACTTGCAAAAGGTAAACTATTGTGTATCGGTACAACAACAATTGAAGAGTATAGAGAAAACTTTGAAAAGGATCGTGCATTAATGAGACGTTTCCAAAGATTAGATTTAGGTGAACCAACTAAAACAGATGCAAAATTAATATTAAACGGTATCCTTACATACTATGAAAAGTTTCACCAAGCAAAATATGACGAAGGATGTGTGGACTTGGCAGTTGATCTTGCAGATAGGTTCATACACAATAAGTTTTTACCAGATAAAGCAATTGATGTTATTGATGCCGCAGGTGCAAAAGCAAAATTGGCACAGGCACCATCAGTCACAAAGCATATGATACAACAGCAAGTAAGTAAAATTTCAAATGTTCCTATGGACGTCATTGATGAAAAACAAACTGACAACTATGCTGGACTAGAAGGCAAAGTCAAAACAAAAGTGTATGGGCAAAATGAAGCAATTGAAAAACTAGTTGATTCTATTATGATTGCAAAGGCAGGATTAAGACCAGATAACAAGCCAATTGGATCATACTTATTTGTAGGTCCAACAGGAGTTGGTAAAACAGAAGTGTGTAGACAATTAGCAGATTCACTAGGTATTAAATTATTAAAATATGATATGTCAGAATACCAAGAACGACATTCAGTATCAAAATTAATTGGTGCACCTCCAGGGTATGTAGGTTACGCAGAAGGTTCAATTGGATCAGGACAACTGATCAATGATGTAGAAGATAATCCAAACTGTGTATTGCTACTTGATGAGGTTGAAAAATCAGCACCAGAAGTATTACAAGTATTATTACAAGTAATGGATGACGGTAAACTAACATCATCAACAGGTAAAACTGTGATGTTCAACAAAGTTATTTTGTGTTTAACTTCTAACTTAGGTGCACAAGCAAGTGAAAAACCACCGATGGGTATTGGGGTTCCTGACTCAGTAAACAAAACGGATGATTATGTAAAAGACTTCTTTGCACCTGAGTTTAGAAACAGACTTGATGCAACAATACAGTTTAACAAATTATCAAAAGATAATATTTTAAAAATTGTACACAAAGTTAAAGATGAAACAAATGCAATGCTTAAAGATAAAAATGTTATTGTAGTACTTGATGACACAGCGGCACAGTGGATTGCTGACGAAGGATTTGACCCGTCAATGGGTGCAAGACCAATGCAGAGAATATTTGATCAAAGTGTTAAACGTCCACTATCAAAAGAAATACTGTTTGGTAAATTAATCAACGGTGGTACAGTAATAGTTAAAGCAGTAAACAATAAGTTAGAATTAGAATATCAACAATAATGCAATTTGAAACAACAACAAAATTATTCTACGGTAAATTTCCATACAAAGCAGTGATAACTCATGAGTCGTTTGATGCAGATGAGTATTATGGAAACATGAGAAAAATGCTTGAATGGTTAAAAACACTACCAACAAATGAATATCAAATGCGACATGATAGGAAAATACAATTGTTCTTTAAAAAAAGAAAAGATCTAGAGTATGTTGCAGATAAATTTGGTAAATGGGTAATGCAAGTTCATGAACCATTAAACAAAAAGCATTATGAATATTTAATGCAAAATAAAGATACTGTAACTAGAAATAGAATGTTTTGGAATAGATATCCTTATAAAATTACATTTGGTTGCCATACAGATATTGATAAAGCAGTTAATTGGTTTGAAAGTTTTTTTGCAGACAGAGATCCACAGCGATTTAGATTTGGATCTTCACTACATCAGTTAATTAAAGAAAAAGAAAGATGGAGATCATATTGGTGTAATCCTGTTTTATACTTAACAGATCATGATGATGTAATGTTATGTAAACTTGCTCTAAGCAGTCATATTATAAAGATTGAATCAGCAATTACATTTGATCAATTTAGGAAGGTAAACTAATGAGTAATTTTGTTATTTGGCATCTACTGGCTATTTGTACTGTAATAGCAGTGTCATTTTTAATTGGATACAGTACAGCAAAGCAACAAGAAAAAAGAAAGCGAGAAATATGGATCAAGCGATCGGAAAAGAACTAATTAAAAGAAATATAATCAAACAAGAAACAGAAGTCAGTGCATGGTATTGTGCTCCAGCATTTGGCGGTGGTGGAACTGTAGATAAAACTGGTAGTTTTACAATTGACAGTATTGACACTACAAATGGAGTTCCATTTTTTCATGCACGATCAAATGTAGATGGTAAATGGAAAGATATTAAAATGGACAAAATTATATCAGTTGATGGAATGGAACCAGATAAATTAGCCGAAGCATATGGTCTTAAAAAGAAAACAAAAAAGGTTAAAAAGAAAAAATAGTATATGAAAAATAATGTAGCAGTTATAGGAAACGGAAAGATTGGTAGAGTTATCGCTAGTTTACTACGATCAGAAAATTATAATGTTGTAATAGGAGATTCAATAGCAAGTAATGGAGTTGTTTCACTAGATGCAACTGACGAAAAACAACTAGAACATTTTTTAACAAACAAAGATGCTGTATGTTCTGCGGCACCTTATTATTTAAATAAATTAATTGCTAATGTGGCTTCAAAAATGGGAGTAGCATATTTTGATTTAACAGAAGATGTTGAAGTAACTGACTATATTAAAAATTTAGATACCAAAACTTTTATGATGCCTCAGTGTGGTTTGGCTCCTGGTGCAGTAAACATTATTGGAAGTGATTTAATTAGAGATTTTGACGAAGCACATGACGTACAAATGAGAGTTGGTGCATTACCACGTTATCCTTCAAACGAAATGAGTTATTATCTAACATGGTCAACAAATGGTTTGATAAACGAGTACTGTAATTTGTGTGATGTAATTGCAGATGGCAAGAAACTAAAGATACCACCATTGGACGGAGTAGAAAGAATATACATCGATGGCAGAAGATATGAAGCATTTAATACTTCAGGTGGAGTAGCAACAATGTGTGAAACGTTTGATGGTAAAGTTAAAACTTTAAGTTACAAAACGATTAGATATCCCGGACACAGAGATAAAATGAATTTCTTATTACAAGATTTAAACTTAAAAAGCAACAAAGACAAAATAGGTGACTTGCTTGATCAAACAGTTCCATATACTACAGAAGATGTTGTGGTTATGTTGATCAAAGTGATTGGAATTAAGAACGGTAAATTGTTAGAAAAGTCATACCAAAAAAATATCTTTGGAAAAGATGGTATGAGTGCAATTCAGAGGTCGACAGCATCTGGAGTTTGTGCTAATATAGTATCATACTGTAGGGATGAACTTACAGGTGAAGGTTTTATCAAACAAGAAGATGTTGATTGGAAAACTTTTATTAGCAATAAATTTGGCCAGGTGTATGTTGAATGAGTTACGTAGACGCATATTTAAATAGAGATAGAGATCAAATCAATATAGTAGAACGTATTGATGGCAAACGTATATACAAAACGTTTCCAACAACTTATAGATTCTATTATGAAGATAATGATGGAGAATACACGTCGATACATGATCGTCCATTAAGTAAGTTTGAAACGTTAAACAACAAATCATTTCAAAAAGAAAAGAAAATGTATGAAGGACAAAGACTGTATGAAGCAGATCTCAATCCTGTGTTTAGATGTTTAGAAGAAAACTATATTGAAAAAGAAGCCCCAAAACTACATGTAGCACTGTTTGATATTGAGGTAGACTTTGACAAGGATCGTGGATTTGCAAGACCAAATGATCCACATCAACGTATCACAGCAATCAGTGTACATCTTAATTGGTTAGATAGTTTAATCACACTATGCCTTGCTCCAAAAGATATGCCATTTGAAATGGCAGATGAAATTTCTAAAAAGTTTGACAATACTGTGTTGTGTGAAACAGAAGCTCAACTACTAAACACATTTTTACATCTAATTGAAGATGCAGATATATTAAGTGGTTGGAACTCAGAAGGTTTTGATATTCCATACATTGTAAACAGAACTGAAATGGTGTTAAGCAAGGATGATGTTAGACGTTTTAGTTTATGGGATCTTTATCCACGTGAAAGAATGTTTACAAAGTTTGGCAATGAACAACAAACATTTGATTTCTTTGGTCGTGTACATTTAGATTATTTAGAACTGTATAGAAAATACACATATCACGAAATGCATTCATATAGACTTGATGCAATTGGTGAGTATGAAGTTAATGAAAAGAAAGTTCCATATGAAGGAACGCTTGATCAACTTTACAATGAAGACTTTGAAAAGTTTATTGCATATTCAAGACAAGACGTTGCACTACTATCAAAACTTGATGACAAATTAAAATTTATTGATCTAGCAAATGTGTTAGCACATTCTAATACTGTATTGCTACAAACCACAATGGGTGCAGTTGCACAAACAGAACAAGCAATTGTAAATGAAGCACACAAACGTGGACTTATTATTCCAAATAGACCATACAGAGAACCACACTCATCAGGTGCGGCAGTTGGAGCCTATGTGGCAAAGCCTAAAAAAGGTTTGCATGACTGGATTGCATCAATTGATATTAATTCACTGTATCCTAGTGTGATTAGATGCTTGAACATGGGTCCGGAAACTATAGTTGGACAGTTAAGACCAACGCACACAGAAAAATATATTAACAATAAAATCCACAATGAAAAGAAGTCAGCCGCAGATGCTTGGGAAGGTATGTTTGGTACAATTGAGTACACAGCAGTGATGGAACAAGATCGCGGAGTAGAAATTATTGTTGACTTTGAAGATGGAACAACAGAACAAATGAGTGGAGCAGAAGTATATGCAATTGTATTTCATCAGAATCAAGGTTGGTGCTTATCAGCAAATGGCACAATATTCAACACAACCACAAAAGCAGTTATTCCTGGACTATTAGAAACATGGTTTGCAGAAAGAAAAGTATTGCAAGGTAAAATGCGTGAAGCAATTGCAAGTGGCGATAAAGAACAAATAGAATTTTGGGATAAACGACAACTTGTTAAAAAGATTAACTTGAACAGTTTGTATGGTGCTATTCTTAATCCAGGCTGTAGATTCTTTGATCAACGTATAGGACAGTCAGTCACACTTACAGGTAGAACAATCACAAAACACATGGGTGCAATCACAAATCAAATAATGACAGGCGAATATGATCACGTAGGCAAGTCAATCATATATGGTGATACAGACTCTGTATACTTTTCAGCATATCCAATGGTTAAAGAAGATGTTAAAAGTGGTAAAATACCATGGACTAAAGACAGTGTTATTGAATTGTATGACAGCATAGCAGAAGAAGTGAACAAATCATTTCCGCCATTTATGATGAAAGCAACTAATGTGCCACGTGAAAATGGTGAGATTATCAAAGGTGGTAGAGAAATGGTTGCATCAAAAGGATTGTTTATCACAAAGAAAAGATATGCGGCATTGATATATGATTTAGAAGGCAACAGGCAAGATGTTGACAAGCCAGGTAAACTAAAAGCAATGGGTCTTGATTTGAAAAGATCTGATACTCCTGACTTTGTACAAGACTTTTTATCAGACATATTATTACAAGTTTTAACAGGTGTTGACAAGAAAGAAATATTAACAGCAATACAAGAATTCAAACGCAAGTTCGCAGACAGACCTGGTTGGGAAAAAGGCACTCCAAAACGTGTAAACAACTTAACCAAATATGTACAAGATATTGAAAAATACAAACGTGCTACATCACGTATGGCTAATGGTGGTGCAAATGGCAAGATCAAAAAACCAGTGATGCCAGGACACGTAAGAGCAAGTATTAATTGGAATTCAATGCGTAGTGCTTACAAAGATTTATATTCATTGCCAATTATGGATGGACAAAAGGTTATTGTGTGTAAATTAAAAGCAAACCCAATGAACTTTACATCTATTGCATATCCAATTGATGAATTAAATATTCCAAAATGGTTTAAAGAATTGCCATTTGATCATGATGGTATGGAACAATCAATCATTGATCAAAAAGTCAGTAACTTAATGAGTGAACTTGGTTGGGATTTAGAATCAACAAAAACATCAACAGTATTTGAAAGTTTATTTGAGTCAGCATGAAAATAATTGTAACAGGCAGTACAGGATTTATTGGTAAACATCTAGTTCAACGACTAGCAGGTCGGCATGAAGTAATTGAATGGGATAGAGCCCATGGCAAAGATATCAAAGACTTTTCTTCTGCCACAATACCAGCAGATGTTGACTTTGTGGTACACTTGGCCGCAATAGCAGATGTAAGACGCAGTTTAAAAGAGCCAGAATTGTATTGGACAACCAATGTAGAATATAGTAAAAATATATTTGACTTATGTCATAAAAATAATATTCCTGTTGTATATGCATCAAGCTCTTGTGTACATGCATGGTGGAAGTCGCCATATGGTACAAGCAAAAAAGCAATGGAGGCAGTAGCACATCCTGGACAAGTTGGATTGAGATTTACAACAGTATTTGGTGACGGAGCCAGAGATACAATGCTGATGTCAAGAATCGCAAATGGCACAGTTAAATTTGCTACGGATCATGTAAGAGATCTTATATATGTAGAAGATGTTGTTTCAGCAATAATGATATTTGTTGAACAAGGAACTAAAAATAGAAATGCAACTTACGAAGTTGGAACTGGTCAAGGATACACAGTATCTGACATAGTTAAACACGCAGGATATAATGTGCCAACACAACAAGGTCAGGATGCAGAAGCAGATAACAACACAGCAGACAATTCTGAATTAAAAAAATTAGGCTGGAAGCCAACACTAAAACCAACTGAATGGATTGATATAAAAATTGCTGTAGAATATACAAATTCTATCACATAGGAAGACAGGTGTAATGTATAAAGTTTTGCGAGTCATTTGGGATAATTCTTCTCGCTATTCTAACATAAGTGAAGAACTAAAACAAAAAATGATGACAGCAACTCGCATCTCGGTTGGGCAACTTTGTCATGGTGATGAAACTTTAGAATTAAATGCACAAAACTTTTTTATCACACACGATTTAAATGACATCATACATCAATCTAATGAATATGATTACACACATATTCTTATGTTTTCGGTAGGAGTAGTACTTGAAGATACTAAACTTTTTATTGAAGGACTAAAAGAGCTTTTAATTAAACCTACAAAAATATTTGGACACATTTTACATCAAGGAATCAAAGATAACAATAACCTTTTTACACTGCATGATCAAATGCTGTTATTATCAAAAGATGTAATTGATAATTTAAAAAAAGATGACTTTGTGTTTAACAATTCTATAGAATACAGCACAGATAAATGGATACCAGTTACCAGAAGTGATGAAAATGTTCACGATGATTATACTCCTTTAAAAATATGGAGAGATCCTTGGAAACACATACTATCAAAAAGTGATCGTATCATACATAAAACAAGCAGTGATGGGTTTGGTGAAGATTTAATACAGTATGCTATGAAAAAAGATTGGGAAATTAAAAACGTTAATAATAAAATACGTAAAGCAAAAAAATATTCTTATTATAACGAAAACTCTAAAAATTTTGAATATTATCTAGGACAGTCTTTACAAACAATACAAACCAACAAACACCACATGTCTGAAACACAGTATGATTTTTTACGTGCTAATAAAATGTATTCTCAAACTGATAATCACACTAAATGGTTTGGATATAATAATGAAGATATGACAACAAGTCTTCCACATATAGTTTATGATTCATTTATTGGAGTTGCTTCTGGACATTTGCCGTGGCAATATCTTTCTACATATAATTTTAATGACAATACAAAAGTATTAATGATTGACATAAACAACATAGCAATTAATTTTCAACGTTGGTTTTTAAAAAACTATGATCCTAACAAAGATGCTACATGGCAAGACTGGATTGAAATGTATGAAAACACTGATGCTAATATTGACAAGACTTGGTCAGAAAGAAATATTCAAGAATGCAACAACAAATGGAAAGAAATAAAAATTGCTGTTGATGAAAACTGGGAAAAAATAAAAAATTATACATATGAATTTGAATGTGTGTCTATGATTAGTAATAAAGAAACAACGCAGATGTATGAGCATATTAAACAAGCGAATCAACCAATGTTATGGTTTAGTAATATTTTTACATTTGACGGTGTTTATTTTTATGATAATAAATCATTTGAAGTTTTTTTATCTGATATATTTTCTGCTAATCAAAAAATAGTATGGGCAGGCCAATCGCCTTATACGACAACAAAATGGAGTAACGGTCCAAACAGTATACCAGAATCAACCGATGATTATTGTAAAGAAATTCAAGTACAATCTTTTGATGTTGATGTGTTTTTAAATGAAATTGAAAATCTAGAAAAACATAATCTATTTGTTAAGCATAGAAGTGATAAACATCCTGGATGGAGTAGTTTTGTGTTGCATGGGATCGATTGGAACAAAACAAACGATTATGGAGATTATGGATATAACAGCAATGAAGAAACACCTTACAAATTTGTTGATTATGCAAAACAACATATTCCAAACATAGTTGAATATTTTCAAAAGAATCAAATCAACAAGATCAGCAATTATTACAGAATAAGAATCATGAAATTAGAGCCTGGAGGATATATCTGTTTACACAACGATACTCCAGATGGAAAATATCACACAGATGGGTGGAATTTAAATATGTCAATCAACAATCCACAAAACTGTGAAATGCACTTTTGGAATGACAAATATCTATATTTAGGCCAAGTTCCTTGGAAGCCAGGAAAAGCATTTCAAATAAGAACAGGTTATAATCATTTAGTTAGGAACCTAAGTAATCAAAACAGGTATCATATTATTATACATGGAGAATAAAATAGTTGACAACTTGCCTAAATACATGTTATATTAGTAAAAATAAACAAACGTCGGAGGTAACAAAATATGTTAAAAGATGTATTACTAGACATTGTAAAGCATACGCATTCGTTGGGCTTTATTCAAGCAGTAAAACTTGAAAGCACAGATGAAGGCACAAGTATTGAAGCAATGGATGATGATAGAACAGTGGTTCTAAAAGGCAAATTAAAAAATAACTTAGACAACGTTCCAGGATTAATTGGAATGGGTAGACTTGGTGTACTATCAGGCTATTTGAATTATGAAGCATATGGCAAAGATGGTGCAAACATTGAAGTCATGACAAACACAAGAGATGGTGTAGAAACAGCAGAAGAGCTAAAATTTACATCGCCAGGTGGTTATACTGCAAACTATAGATTCATGGTTAGTTCTCTAATTGAAGAACAATTAAAAACAATCAAGTTCAAAGGTGTTGAATGGGATATTACAGTACAGCCAACACAACAAAACATTAAAGACTTGACTTACTTTAACAGTATCATGGGTGGCTTTGAGCCAACATTTGTTGCAAAGACAGATGGTGATACACTAAAGTTTTATATAGGAGATGGCGCAAATGACAGAGTTGAAATTCCATTTGCTCAAAACGTGCAAGGCAAACTAACTAAAGGTTGGGCATGGCCACTAGCACAGGTATTGAGTATTTTGAAATTAAGTGATACTTCACAAGCAAGTATGTCATTTAGTGATCAAGGTGCTATGCAGATATCAATTGATTCTGGCACAGCAACTTATGATTACATCCTACCTGCTAGGAGTCAATAGTGTCAAAACCATACGGAGAAGATCTAACAGCCAGCCACAAAGACTATGCTGTGTTTTTACCAGCAGTTAGTGGCTTTTATCAAACTTATGTAAGTAAGCAACAACAAACAGGCGGAACTGACAAACAGTTTGTGCCAGATGATAGAATCCCAAAAGGATTTGAAAATGGTATTGAAGGACTGAATTTTCTTAACAAAGAAAAAGGTTACTTTAATTACAAATACGGTTTATACTCAGCCGGCCATGCTCATTTAGATGTTGAAAAATCTATTGTGAATGAATCAATGTTTCACACAAGAAATAAAAAAGATACTATCATTGTAGGTGACAGTGGTGGATATCAAATTGGTAAAGGCATACTAAAATTTGATTGGGAAAACTTCAAAGGCAAATCTGCAAACACAATGCGTGATAAGATTCTACATTGGTTAGAACTTACAGCAGATTGGTCAATGGTGTTAGATATTCCTAGTTGGGCAAGTGATGCCACACACAGCCCTAAGACAGGATTAAAATCGTATGGTGATTGTATTTCAGGCACAGTACACAACAATGAATATTTCTTAAAAAATAGACTTGGTCATACCAAGTTTCTAAACGTGCTCCAAGGCTTTGATATTCCAACTGGAGATGTATGGTATGATGCTGTGAAGCATTTTCCATTTGAAGGTTGGGCGTTTGGTGGAAACAATATGTGTGATATGACAATGGCTCTCCGACGCCTAATCATATTGCGAGATTCTAAATTACTCGACAACAGGGATTGGATACACTTCCTTGGTACAAGTAAATTAGATTGGGCTTGTTTCTTAACATCAATTCAAAGACAATTAAGAGAGCATGTAAATCCAAACCTGACAGTATCTTATGATAGTGCGAGTGCGTTTGTGGCAACAGCACATGGTTTGGTATATACTTCACCGGTTCATACTAACAAGCGATGGTCATATATTATGGACAAAGCAACTGATAGTAAAGCATTAAAACTTTCTACTATACCGTTTCCATGGGAGTCGGAGATTGGCAGAAGGCTTACTATTGGCGACATTTGTTGGTATGGACCTGGTGATTTAAACAAAGTAGGCAAAGAAGGTAAAACATCTTGGGATTCATTTGCTTATGCACTAATGATGGGTCATAATGTTAATCAACACATTAAGATTGTACAAAAAGCAAATCAAATCACTGACATTGAATCATCTATACACAAGCCAGATTACAGACACTGGCGTAAAGTGAAACAAAAAGAAACGTCAGCAGAATTTAGTGACTGGTGTCCTAGAAATGTACTTTACTTTAATGCTTTCATTGAAGATTTCTTCAAGTCAGAAACGCCTATGCAGATGCTAGAAGACAACCAAGCATTCTTACATGATATTAGAGGTGTGAGATGGACTGGACAGTCTGGTAACAACTTCAGTAATCTATTTGATGTTGATACACAAAGCTCAATGGGTGATGGCGATCTTGGTGATCCAAATGATGTAAAATTAGAAGAGTTGGAAAAGGTGTTAGAAACTGTATAATGTCAGAAGATTGGCAAAACAAAGAAGCACAAATGAGATACACAGCGGAATATATGGCAAATGAATATAAAAATGAATCAGCTAATATGAAGTACAGGTACAACGAACTAAAAAAAACAGTTAAAGAACTGATTAAAGCAATACCACAAGATAGAATTTTATGGCAACAGGATGTAAAAGAACTTGTGGACAAAGTAGAAGAGCAAATGGAGGAAGATGATGTCAGAGATTGATTTAAAAGAATATTCACAGTTTGTGGATAAAGTTACCAGCAACGAATCTAAAGATTCAACAGCATTTAGACAAAGATTAGATGATTTAGGAAATGGAGATGTTCCAAGATTACTAACTGCGGCAATGGGATTATCAGCAGAATCAGGAGAGTTTACAGAAATTGTAAAAAAACTAGTGTTTCAAGGAAAGCCACTAACAGAAGAAACCAAAACACATATGACTAAAGAACTTGGTGATGTTATGTGGTATTGGACACAAGGTTGTATGGCACTTGGTGTTGATCCTAACAAAGTAATTACTATGAATAAAGAAAAACTTATGGCCAGATATCCAGAAGGTGAATTTGATGTGGCCAAAAGTGAAAACAGAAAAAAAGGCGACATATAGATTGACAAAATCTGTATGTATGTTATTATTGTACAATGAAGCGAGAATACGATAATAAAGAGATCAAAGAGAACGTTACTGACTTTGTTGGCATAGAAGTAGAACGTACACCATGCTATGGTATGAAAACTTATTTTGTTGTAGGAATTCCAAAAGAAACTCCTGTAGCATTTGTCAACAAAGTTATCAAACATGAAGTAGAGCAAATTTACTTTGGAGCAAATCATTCATTTAAAAATTGGAAAAAGCAATGGACTGATCCAGTCTATGATCTTATCAAAGAATGCTTAAATGCAAAACTTCATGTAACAATTGATGTTGATCCAGTAACAGTTCCAACACAGATAAAACAATTTCTTTCACATCCAAAGTTTAGTTTAACTTATGCAATTGTTGTGCCTAACATTGACAAAGTAAAAGGTACAATCAATATCAAATTAGATGATGAAGATTTTGAAGCAACCAACACAGGTGTTTGGTCAACCACAATAGAAACAATTAAAGTTCCAAACAACTACACAGGTTGGGACGAGTACAAAAAAGATAAGCCAATATGAAATCAACAACAATAACATTGAAAGTTGGTGATTATATTGAACTTGGCAGATTTAAAAATGTCAGTGCAAGGATTAAAGATATCAAAAAAGACTCACACGGACAACCTGTTATTGTTACAAGCAAAGGTGACAAAAAAGCATTAAGTTTTAGATTAAAAAAATTAGAACCAAAGGCAAAAGATTTTCTAAGGAGGACAAATGTCTGAACCAACAATAGCACAACAAAAAAAATTAATTAAAACACTCAAAACACCAGAACGCTTTTTTAAAGTAGATTTTGGTAGATATGGCGGAGAAGTTGCTATGGGTGAAATCAGCAAAGCACAATATGATTATTGGGTAGATAGAGAAGATGAGTTTGGTGAATATATTGCTAATGTAGGATTTGAATCAGAAGAAGCAAATAAGGATGTGCCAAAAGAAGCACAGTTCGATAGAGAGTTTTACGAATATGAAGATATATGTCATCATTCAGGTCCTGAGTTTGCAGATGGGCAATACATTACAATATCAGAAGTTGATAAAAATGGTAATGCACTTGAAGATGAACAAGGCAACTACATAGAAGATGAAACTGTGAACATGGAAGACTTTGAAAAACGTGGAGCAAAAATTACATGTGAAGCAGAACATTTTTCTGAGTCAGACAGTTGTAAAAACAAATACTATGTGTTTGGACAGTATTTTAACAAAGGTAGTTGGTATCCAGACGAAACAATCAAAACAGGTCCAGATGGATTTGATTTTAAAAAATTAGAAATTGCGTATGAAAATGCAGATGGTTGGAAAGTGTTCAGTAGTTTCACATATGGCGAAGAAGAATATTATTTACAAGAAGATTCAACAGGTAAAAGCTCTGCGTTCTATGTAAGAGAAGGTGATAACATTTAAGGAGAAAACATGGTAACAGCAAAAGAACTAAAACAAGGTCATAAAGATTTAAAGAAGCAAGTCAATGAAGCAGAAAAAGTTAGACAGCATGTTAGAGATTGGAAAACCAAAGAAGAATTAGTAAATCTCAAAAAAGAAAAACTAATGGCAAAAGACAAACTAAAAAATAACCAAGGAGGGTTATGACAAGTGTAGATGATTACGATAATGACAAGTCGTTTGAAAACGAGCAAAGCACAGTAACAATACCATTAAAGGAATATGACAAGTTGAAAGAAAAATCTAAATATATCACTGATAGAGATTTAATTGGGTGTATTGATAAGATTGAAGAACTTGTTAGAGCATTAAGAAAACACATAGTAAGAACGGAGATAGATTGATGAAAAAATTAATTTGGGTTACTTTTAGAAAAGAAGGCATCCACAAATATCCTGCGGCATTAGATGATCCAAAATTAGCAACAGGTGACGAATATGATGTATCATTTTTAGGTTATCCTCACAGACACATGTTTCATTTTAAAGTGGCAATTGAAGTATTTCATGATGATAGAGATATTGAATTTATCCAATTCAAAAGATGGTTAGAAAAACTTTACAATGAAGGTACACTACAACTGGATTATAAGTCTTGTGAAATGATGGCAGATGATTTGTATAAACAAATTAAAGACAAATATACAAAACGTGATGTAAGAATAGAAGTTTCAGAAGATGGTGAAAATGGTTGCGAGATTTATTATCCAAAAGAAGACAGCACAAAAACAGATTACAAAACATACGGAGAAATGGTAGAAGGCCAAGACGATCATGCAACTCACTGATAACTTTACACTGGCAGAACTTTGTAAAAGCCAAACAGCATTAAGAAAAGGTATTGACAACTTGCCAAAAGATCCTGATGTTGTTGCAAAAATGCAAACACTGGCAGAAGAAATACTACAACCTATTAGAGAAAAGTTTGGTCCAACGGTAATCAATTCAGGTTATAGATGTAAGAAACTAAACACAGCAATCGGTGGTTCTAAAAAATCACAGCATTGCTTTGGTGAAGCGGCAGACGTAGAAGTTCCAACACTCAGCAATAGAGATTTAGCAGAGTGGATCAAAAACAATTTAGACTTCGACCAATTGATATTAGAGTTTTATAATGGCAAAGACCCACGTAGTGGATGGGTGCATGTGTCATATAAATCAAAAGAAGACAACCGTAAACAATGCCTTACAATCAATAAACAGGGTACTTTTTCAGGTTTAATTTAGCAAAAATACACAGAAATCTATATATTATCACATAATATAGGCCTCTTTGGTATAAATAATACTGTAATGATTGGGATATGAACAATTAGGGTCATATTGCAATTTTAAAAAATTAAGGAGACAATATTATGTCATTCGGTCCAACTTCAGACAAACCAACTGCTGATAACGGCAACGGTTTAGGTCCAAGAACACAAATTATCAATATTGCTAAAACAAACATCACTCGTGCAGAGTTAACTACAATGATCCAATCTCTTAAAACAGAAGGTCATACAGTAGCAGGTGTTGACGGTTACACATCAGACGATCAAGCTGATAACGTACAAGTTGCTTTACAAAGCACTATCACATACGTTGCTGATTCATCAAACGCATTAGGCGTAACTGGTGCGGCTACAACTATCTTAGCAGACTTTGATCAAGATAAAGCATAATCATTAATTGATTAGCTCAAATACAAGATACTTAAAAGGGCGGGTTTTTACTCGCCCTTTTTTTATGGCTAAATACTCATACGTTCATCCTACGGGACGGAAGTAGCATAAAGCGAAGGAACGCACCTAACTTTAACCAAAGGAGGGTGATATGAACTTTAAATGGGATTTAAAGAAACCCTTGGCAGAGCTTAAACGCAAAATCAGTGCTAGAGCAATTTTAAGAAAACGTTCACAAGACTCGGTTGCAAGACCAAAAGCCAAGCATAATATTACATCTAAAGATGATCGTATGCAGGGCATATAAGTTTATAAATACTACTATATAATGGCGTCTTAGTCCTGTTTTAAGGCGTCATATAGTAGGATAAACGTATGAAAGCACTAATTGTACCAAACTTAGATATTATTACAAAAGAACAGTTAATTACTGAACTTGAAGCAGATGGTATAACAATCACAGATAGTTCTATTCCTGAAATCATTTGGGTAGAAATGGCCAATAGAGATCAGTTTGACAAATGGTTGGCATCAGATAAAGTGGCCGGTGCAAACAGTGAAGACTATGAAAAGAAGTTAAAATTTGATATTGATGCATCAACAACTATAAATCCAGATACGTCATCGACTGTAAGCACGACACATCACAATTGGGGACTTGCACAAATGACTCAAAACAACACAACACTTTCAACCAACTTTACATATTCACAAACAGGTGCAAATGTTGACTGTGTTATTATGGACACCGGCATTGTGGTAGGACACCCAGAATTCAATGACCTTGCTTCTAACTCATCATCAAGAATAAATCAAATCAGTTGGGGAGGATCACAAGGTGCAAGTTTCTACACAGACTCAAACGGTCATGGCACACACGTTGCAGGCACAGTAGCAGGTAGAACACAAGGTTGGGCCAGAGATGCACAAATTTATTCTTTCACAACAAATTTAGGCAGTGTCAATTATGGATACTCAGCAAGTTCAATGGGATACATCACATCATGGCACAATTCAAAAGGCACAGGTAGACCAACAGTGGTAAACATGAGCTGGGCCTCATCAACATACTATCCACCAAATCATCCTTCATATTTTTATACCACAGCATCATGGGATCCAAATGCAATACCAAGCAGTCAATATCACATGGCAAGATCAAGTTCGTACGACACACTTGTTAAAAACATGAACAACGCAGGAATTGTTACAGTATGTTCAGCAGGTAATGACAATGAGAGAGTTTATGATTCAAATGAAAGTGGATGGAATTCAGGATATTGGTATTTCTTTGATAGTGGCAACGATATGGGATATGGCGCAGGAGAAAAAATTTACAAAGAAGATGCATCAGCATACGATCCAAACACATATGGTACAGGTTCAAGATCAGGTACACCAGGTGCTCCACCAGGTGGTAGTTACAACAACACAATATATTTTCAACCAACCAACAACGGTCAGTCACCGTCAAATGCTTGGATAGAATTTGGAACATCAACAAGACATGATATCTCAGTTATGGCACACGATACCACTCTTGCAAAAGCATCATTTTCAAATTATGGAGAACCATTGACTGTGTGGGCACCAGGCACAAGAATTCACAGTTCATACATCAACAGTGGTTCAGCAGTACAGATTGGATCAACAGGTTATTACGTGAACAAACTACAAGGAACTTCTATGGCATCGCCACAGGTAGCAGGTTATGTTGCTTGTTATCTTGATACAGATTCAAGTACGTTTGGAGCAGTATCAACAAAAGCAAATCAAGAATCAGCAAAAGCATTTATTCAAGGCAATGGAGATATTGATAGTGCAGTTAGTGGATATGCATTGTCAAACCAAAACCGTGCTTTCCAACCTTATCAAGATTACACCATAACTTGGTCTACAGGTGCAGGTGCGTTGACATCAATATATGAAGAAGCAAACAACAGTTTTGATTTATCAGCAACATTTAGAAATTCAGCATCAGAGCAGTTGCACACAGTAACACACACAATACAATCAGGATCACTGCCAAGTGGCATGAGTTTAGACACTGCAGGATTATTAGATGGTGCACCAGATTCTACATCAAGTGGTACGTATAATTTTACAGTAAGATCAACTAATGGATTTGAATATGAAGACAGAGCATACTCATTAACAGTAAATGATGCTTCAGTAAATATGACTCTTACAGGTGGAGTTATAATTGATAGCGGTGTAACCTTTGGATAAATAAGTTTATTATGTCAAGAACCAGTATACAAATGTTAACCAAAGACAGTGCAGGAACTTCACTTTCTTTGCCTTGGAGTTACACAAATACTTCTATAACATCAGCAGATGTTCCAGCAGATTCATATTACGGATTTTCCGACGGATTACACACAGTTGCATTCAAAGGCAATGGTTTTACAGGATCATTTGCACTTGAAGCCACACTAGCAACAACACCAACCGCAAATGATTGGTTTAGGATACCATTAAGTGGTGCAAACGCAAAATCATTCACCACATTAACAGGCACAGAAGCATTTACATTTACTGGAAACTATGTTTATATTAAAGCACTTGTTTTTAATGCTTCAGCAGGCTCAGTTGAGTCAATTCTTTTGAACCATTAATTCCACTTTAATAATAAATACATATAATACAAATATTTGTAAGGGGTATAGAAGATATGTCTGAAATAAACACGGCGTCAAATTTAGGTACTGGTCAAGGGATTTTTGCACAAAAGTCAGGTGTAGATCTGCAATTCAAAGGTCTTGTAGGCGGTACTAATGTAACATTAACAGCAGATGCAAACAACATCACTATCACAGCATCAAACGATACAACAGCATTAAACCTAGGCACAGGTTCTGGGTTATTCACAAGTAAATCAGGTGATAATTTACAACTAAAATCAATTATCGCAAACGCGGCAAGCGGTATCACTGTAACCTCAAACACAAATGACTTAACACTACAACTTAATGCCAATGTTGACGCAGGCAAATTAGGTGGTGTAGCGGCTTCAGACTTTTTAAGAAAATCAGACAATTTAGCATCATTGGCTTCAGTAGCAACAGCAAGAACAAATTTAGACGTATACTCAAAAGCAGAAACAGATGCAAACACATTAAAAAATAATGCAAACCAATTACCAGACACAGACAGCACATACTCATTAGGTTCAAACTCATACAAATGGGCCAACATTTATGCTGATAACTTTTATGGTAGAGCATCAACTGCCGGAGCAATTGATTCGATAGCAAACATTGGCGATGTTGATGTTGCAGGAGCAGTAAATGGTTCAGTATTAAAATATAATTCATCAAGCGGACAATGGGAAATTGGTGCAGACAACAACAGCGGTGGAGGTGGCGGTGGTTCATCTACTTTCGTTGGCTTGTCAGACACACCATCAAACCTTACAGGTGACGCAGGAAAATTTGTAAGAGTTAACTCAGGTGAAACAGCATTAGAATTTACATCAGATGTTGCAACACAAACTTATGTTAATACACAGGTAGCAAATTTAGTTGACTCAGCACCAGGCACACTAGACACATTAAATGAACTAGCGGCGGCACTTGGTGATGATGCAAACTTTTCAACAACGATAACAAATAGTATTGCAACAAAATTAGCAACAGCAGATTTCAATAGTACATTTGATACAAGACTATCAGGTAAGTCAACTTCAGATGTATCAGAAGGTACAAATTTATATTACACAGATGCAAGAGTTGACACACATCTAAACCAATCAAATCCAACAGCAGGATATGTGTTAAGTTGGAATGGTTCAGACTATGCATGGGTGGCACAGACAGGTGGTGGAGCAGGAGATATTACATCAGTTGTTGCAGGCACAGGTTTAACAGGTGGTGCAACATCAGGTGATGCAACACTAAACGTTGATGTAGGCACAACAGCAAGTAAGATTGTACAACTAGATGGTTCAGGTAGATTACCAGCAGTAGATGGTTCACAACTTACAGGTGTTTCAACTACAACAACACTTGCAGGTTTAACAGATACAACAATTGGTACACCAGCATCAGGAGAAGTTTTATACCACAATGGTAGTGCATGGGTTGACCAAGCATTAACAACTGACATCACAACAGAAGGTGCAAATTTATACTTTACTGATGCAAGAGCAGATGCACGTATTGGTGCGGCAAACATTAACGCATTGGCAAACGTACACACAGCGGCTCCTACAGATGGACAAGTATTAAAATGGGATAATGGTAACTCAAGATGGGCACCAGCAAATGATACAGACACAGTTTACTCAAGTTTCAATACAGACTTTGACACAAGATTAGCAAGTAAAGATACAGGTGCTGTAGCAGAAGGATCAAACTTATACTTTACCAACGCAAGAGCAGATGCTAGAGTACAAGCGGCATCACTAACAGATTTATCAAACGTTGATGCAGTAGTGGCAGGCGACGATGGAAAAGTTTTATACTATGATCATTCATCAACTTCATTTAAATGGAAAGTAGATGCATCAGGAAGTTCTTACACTAACAGTGACGTTGACGCCCACTTAAATCAAAGTGGTCCAACAAGTGGTTACGTTCTTTCTTGGAACGGTTCAGACTATGCATGGGTGGCAAATGGCACAGGTGGTATCACAGACATAGTGAATGATGCTACTCCACAACTTGGTGGGACACTGGATGCCAATGGCAACACAATTGACATGGGCACGAATGTATTAACTGATACAAATCTAGGACAATTTATTACAGCATATGGTTGGGGTGACCATGGCAGTGCAGGTTACTTAACAAGTGTACCAGCTCAGTCATTTGCTTCACTGACAGGCAAGCCAACTACAATAGCAGGTTACGGAATTACAGATGCATTACAAATAGGTACGAGTGCCACAACAGCACTTGCAGGTAATACAGCATTGTTTTCAGGTGTATTTGCAGATTTAACAAGTAAACCAACAACAATAGCAGGTTACGGAATTACAGATGCATTCAGTGGTGCTTATGCTGACTTAACAGGCAAGCCAACATTATTTGATAACTCAGCATTTGATACAAGATTAGCAACCAAAGACACAGGTGATTTAGCAGAAGGATCTAACTTATACTACACAAACGCAAGAGCAGATGGAAGAATTACTGCGGCAGGTTCGGCAAACTGGAACACAGCATATGGTTGGGGAGATCACGGTGCGGCAGGTTATCAAACAACAGCAGGATTGAACGGTGCAATTGATACACATCTAAACCAATCAAATCCAACTTCAGGTTATGTATTGAGTTGGAACGGCTCAGACTATGCATGGATTAGCAACTCGGGTTACACAAACACAGATTTTGACAATAGATTAGCAACCAAAGACACAGGTGACTTGACAGAAGGTGCAAATCTATATTACACAGATGCAAGAGCAAGAGCGGCAATTAGTGAAGGATCAGCACAACTTTCATACAACAGTGGCACAGGTGTACTAACATTTACACAAGGCGATACAGATACAGTAACAGAAGGTTCTTCGAACTTGTATTACACAAGTGCAAGAGCCAATGCAGACTTTGACACAAGATTAGCAACAAAATCAACAACTAATTTAGCAGAAGGCACAAACTTATATTACACAGATGCTAGAGCAGATGCAAGAATCACAAATGCATTGATTGATGAAGACAATATGGCATCAGACAGTGCTACTAGACTTCCATCACAGCAATCAGTTAAGGCATACGTTGACTCACAAGTAGCAAGTGAAAACGAATTAAGTGAAATGAATGATGTTACAATATCATCAATTCAAAACAATCAATTCTTAAAATACAATGCAAGTTCATCACGTTGGGAAAACGCAACAGTAACAGCGGCAACGGCGGCTGGTTCAGACACATACGTACAATTTAATGACGGTGGTGTAATGGGCGGTGACGCAGGAATAGTTTACAACAAAACAACAAACGATCTTACTGTTTCTGGTAAAATTTTATATTCAAACGTTTACAGTGCTGAAGGCGATTTACCAAGTGCGGCAACATATCACGGTATGTTTGCTCACGTACATGGCACAGGCAAAGGTTACTTTGCACACGGTGGTGCTTGGAGAAAATTATTAGATGAAAGTTCATCAACAACAACTGATTTAACAGAAGGCACAAACTTGTATTACACAGATGCAAGAGCAGATGCAAGAGTTAATTTACAAACTGGTGCTAACTTAGATCTAAGTTCTAAAGACACTGGTGATTTATCAGAAGGTTCAAATTTATATTACACAGATGCTAGAGCAGATGCAAGAATTGTTGCGGCTGGCTCGGCAAATTGGAACACAGCATATGGTTGGGGCAATCATGCAAGTGCAGGATATTTAACATCAGTACCAGCACAGTCATTTGCTTCACTAACAGGCAAACCAACTACAATAGCAGGTTATGGAATTACTGACTCATTACAATTAGGTACAAGTTCTACAACAGCACTTGCAGGTGACACAACATTATTTGATAACTCAGCATTTGACACAAGACTAGCGGCAAAAGACACTGGTGATTTATCAGAAGGTTCTAACTTATATTATACAAATGCGAGAGCTGATGCCAGAATAGCGGCGGCAGGTTTAACAACATTAAGTGATGTTGATACAATTTCAGCATCAGATGATGGCAAAGTATTATACTACGATCATTCATCAACTGCATTTAAATGGAAAGCGGCAGGAGGCGGAACATTCGGTCTTGCAGGTAACACTGGTTCACACACATTCAACACTGCGACAGAAACACTAACGTTCTTAGGAACTACTGGACAAATTAATGCAGGCATTGCCGCAAACAATGTTACATTAGAATTAGATCCAAACATCAACAGTATCGTAAGTATTAGTTTTGAAGGTTCAACAGCAGACAACAATGAAACAAAACTTCAAGCAATTGATCCAACAGCAGACAGAACAATTAACTTACCAGATGCAGACGGTACAGTAGCATTAACAAGTCAACTTTATGCAAACTCAGATGTTGACGCACACCTAAATCAATCAAATCCAACAAATGGATATGTTCTTTCATGGAACGGTTCAGACTATGCTTGGGTGGCACAATCAAGTGGAGGTGGCAGTGTTGCTGGTTCAGACACACAGGTTCAATTCAATGATGGTGGATCATTTGGTGGAGACGCAGGATTTACATACAACAAAACAACTGATGCATTAACAGTTGGTTCAGTAACAACTACTGGAGCATCACCGCAAGTATCAGCGGCAGGTAACTTAGGAATTTCAACAACAGCATCAAATGGTAATATTACAATTACTCCACACAGCACAGGCGATATCATACTTGATGGTCAAAAATGGCCGCAGGCAGATGGTTCAGCAAACCAATACTTAAAAACCAATGGTTCAGGACAGTTAAGTTGGGATTCATTAACAACAGATGATGTTTCAGAAGGTGCAAATTTATATTACACAGATGCAAGAGCAGATGCACGTATTGGTGCGGCAGACATTGCTGATTTATCAAATGTTAATAACACAGCACCAACAGATGGACAGGTACTTACTTGGGACAACGCAAACAGTTACTGGAAACCAGCAACTGCATCAGGTGGCGGTTCAACAGGAGTTGAAATGTTTAAAATTAATTATGCAACAAATGGTACATTATCAAGTATAACAGATACATCATCAGGTATATCAAGTGTATCAATTGATTCAGCATCAGGTGGTGATATAACAATCAACTTTACAGGTTACAGTTATCCACCAGCAAGTCTTACATTATATGGTTATGTGTATGCATCAAACAAATACACAATGAATCCTTTGAACAAAGATATTACATTGAGAGAAATACCAGGCGGTGGATCAACAGGGTCACCAACAGCATTTGGATCATTTGGTTCAATAAAAATTAAAGCGGCAGAGAGTGACTCAGGAGCATCAAGATCGTTTGGTACAACTACTCATGCATGGGTACAAGTGGTAATGGGAGGCTAATAGATGGCCTACAAAACCAATTTTATTGATGTAAATAAACCAGCAAAAGTTTTAAGTCTTAACATAACAAACATTGCCAACGATGCACAGTGGCCACACAATGATGGACAAGGTGATAAATGGTATTCAGGTGGTAGTAACCCAAAATATTATAGATGGACAGTAACAGCAACAGTTACAGCACAAGATCACGGATCTCACTTAACAAGAAAAGATTTTCAATACAATGGTTTAGATGTTCAAGTAGGTGATTGGATATCAGGTGCAACATCTGGTATATGCTGTAGAATTGTTTCTATAACATCTAAAACAACAACTTCTATAGTTTGTGTGGTAGAAGATTGGTTGAGATATAACACATTTAGATCACCATCAGGTTCTGGTGTATTTGCAGTAGGGTCAGCAGTGTGTTTTCAATTAAATGAAAACGGACACCCAATGATAGATCCAGTACCAGCTTCAATCACATCACAAACATTTTATCAAAACATTAACTCAAGATTTCAATATTTAAACCCACAGATGCACTATGTATTAGATCAAGCATCACATGGTTTTAGCTCAGGCGATGTTATATCAATCACACCATCAGGTTTCGCTAAAACAACGGCATCAACAGCGGCGAAAACAATTGGTACAGTAACTAACCCAGGACCAGGACCAGATCAATTTATGTTAAGACCAAACACAAGAATTATTGATTTTAATCCTGCAATACCTGGATCGGTTGGAGATTTTCTTTACACAGATAATTCAACAGCAGGTGGCTTAACAACTACTTCAACATCAGGCAAAATACAGTTTTTAAAGATAGCAGATTCTATTGCATCATCAGTAACAGGTACAGTGGTAGATCCAACAGTAACAGCAAATGACGTATTAGAAATTAATGAAACAGCAGTTACACTAACAAGCACAACACTAACACAGACAATAGCAGACATTAATGGCAGTACATCGACACATGGTGTAACAGCATCAAGTTCACCTTCTCCATCGACAGCAACAACTTCAACATTAAGTTTAGCATATGGATTGGTTGGTGTTTATCCAGGTGGTGAAATAACAATTAACGGAACGTCAGTAACATTCTCAACCACAACAGCAGGTCAAGCCGCTTATGGTATTGCAGTTGGTATTGGTGCAGACATCATAGCAGATGTTAATGCGGCAAATGTTACAAACATTACAGCGTCAGCATCTGGTTCGGATGTTGTATTATCAAATTCAACAGGTGGAACAATTACTATTGTGAATGTAACAAATGATGGTAATGGTAGTCCAGTAGCAGGTGCATCATCAGGTACAGGGTGGGCATTATCTACATCAGCATCATCAGGAGCATATATAAAATTAACAAGAGCAGATGGTGGTGAAATTTTATTAGATGAAACAACAGGTACACCATTATCAAGCCTAGGGGTATATTCAGTACACAATGGAAGACATCCTTTGGCAGTAACAGTAGAACAAGGTATTGTTGCAGGTGGTGGTGGCGGTGGTACAACAGTCGTAAATGATATTACGGCAAGAAATGCTCTATCAGCCACAACTGGTGATACTGTTTATGTTATTGACTCAGGCAACGGTGAGTATGCATTCTTTGTTTACAATGGTAGTGCATGGAACTTATTGGCAGATGAAGATTCTGCAAACACAGATGCAAACACTATTGACGGAACAGTTGCACAGTCAGGTGGAACAGGCACTACAGCAATTGGCACTGTGTCAGATGGTTCAAGAATTACATTGGTATCAATTGAAGTTACACAAGCATTTGATAACATTGACGCAACACTAACTGTTGGTGATTCAGGTGATACTGATAGACTTGTAACCAATGACGAAATAGATTTAACATCAATAGGCACTTATGCTATACAGCCAGCATATCAATACACTACAGGCTCAGACGCAACTATTAATGCTTACTTAAATATAGGCTCCGCAACTACCGGAAGTGCCAAAATTTTAGTAAGTTATATGTAGTTTTATCTCAAGAGAAGATAAATACTTATACATAATGGAGCAACAATGAGTAGACCAAAACCAGATATATTGTTAGAATTCACTAACCCCAAAAACTATAAGAGCGAACAGGTTCTTAAAGCGGAAGCCATCTATGCGGTTTTCTACAAAGACGCTCCTGTGAACCTAAGGTCATTGAATACACTTGTAAACTATCCAGGACCTAAATATAAAAAAGTATCATTTTCAAATTCGGGACACGCAATTAATTTAGCAGAAAAACTAAATGCATTGTTCAAGTGCAACGACTTTTCAGTACATGTTTTAACTGCTGGAAAGAAGTTGGATGTCAAACATTATCAACCATAATAAACGCATTGTCGTTGACTATGTCAAATCAAAAGGCATAACAGAAGCACAAATACTCAACATGTTTGTGAGTAGGTTGAGCGATAACTCATTACGATTGACAAAAATTGGTGTACAAATATTAGAACAACACTTTCCATCATATGTGATTAAAGTGAAACAGCCATTTAGTGTAAAGTCTATTCATGTGTATAATTTAGAGAAGGAGATGCTTCTTCCATATTACATAGACAACAAGAAAATTGTGGTATTCAATGAAAAAGATGCTGTGGATCTCAAATTAATTGATGGTGATGTTGAACTTTGGTCACGAAATATCACAGTAAATACTCAAAATTACTCACCAGATTTTGAATAATTTTTAATTTTTTTAAAAAAGCCTTGAGTTTATTGGATTTTTTTGGCCAGAAAAATGTGCTTTTCTGGTTGACAGATCTCTATATGATGCTATTATTAATAATATAAACAATTAACAAAGAGAGAGGTTAAGATGGCTAAAACAACAACAACAGACGCTAGAACAGTAAGACCCAGTGATGTAATGACTGAGGTACTTGCTTGTATCGATGCTAAAAGACCCGTTATGTTATGGGGTCCTCCAGGCATTGGTAAATCAGAAATTATTGAACAGATTGGTAAGAATACTGATAGAGGAGTGATTGATCTTAGATTGCTTCTTTTAGAACCAACTGACTTACGTGGTATTCCATATTTTAATTCTAAAGAAAATAAAATGGATTGGGCACCACCAGTTGATCTTCCAAGTGATCCTAAGGACACATCTATTTTGTTCTTAGACGAAATTAATGCGGCACCACAAAGTGTACAGGCGGCGGCGTATCAGTTAATTCTTAACAGAAGAATTGGTACTTATGTATTGCCAGAAGGAGTATCGATTGTGGCGGCTGGTAATAGAGAAAGTGACAGAGGTGTTACTTACAGAATGCCTAGTCCACTTGCTAACAGAATGTTGCATATTGAAATGGCAGTTAATTTTGAAGACTGGCAAGATTGGGCAACTAATAATAACATCCACCCTGATGTGGTTGGTTACTTGACATTTGCTAAAAATGACTTGTATGACTTTGATCCTAGAAGCTCATCAAGAGCATTTGCTACTCCAAGAAGTTGGTCTTTTGTAAGTGATATGTTAGAGTCAAGTAATTTACAAGGCTCACAACTTACAGACATCATTACTGGTGCAGTAGGTGAAGGTCTTGCAGTAAAATTTAATGCTCATAAAGATGTAGCAGGTAAACTTCCTAACCCAACAGATATTTTAACTGGTAAGGTTAAGAAACTTGATACAAAAGAAGTGAGTGCTATGTACTCGTTGATTACTTCATTGTGTTATGAACTAAAAGACGAATGTGAAAAGGCGCAGAAGAACAAGAAGATGGCGGCTTGGCACAAGATGGCAGACTGTTTTCTACAATATATGATGGACAATTTTGAAACTGAAATGGTAGTACTTGGGGCAAGAATTGCTCTTAAGAATCATCAACTACCGTTTTCCCCTAAAGAGCTTGTGAGCTTTAAGGAGTTTTATAAAAGATACGGCAAACTAATCGTAGACGTTTAGAATGCTGTTAGGGGAACTGAATCTGCCTCTCTCTGCTCTTAAATGTAGATCAGTTCCCCACCCTAATAAAAAGGATAAGTATTACTATGCAGGCAAGTATAAAAATTTATAAAATAAAAAGTTTAAAACATCCAGATACAGAATGGCAAAATGTTGAACATTTTTTTAATATTTGTAGTAATAGACAAATAGATTCAAAAGAAAAACAAGCAGGATTTCAACAAGAAGCAGACGAAAAAATAAAAGAAGCAGGTTGGTTTAATGGCAACTTTTTATCTAATGACAACAAGTCAGTCTTAAAAATTGAAATATGTCACGATCGTATACACAAACATAATAAAGAATACTGGGTTGACCCACATGTAAATCAAAATGAAATGATCATTGAAGAAATATTTGCAAAATCAATTTCAGCAAAAGCATCTTTGCAACTTTCTAAAATATTTAAATTTGCTGAAGATTCTTACACTCAATGGACACAAGGAAAAAAACAAAAATAATGATAATAACAACTAAACAACAACTAGAAAAAATGTACAATAGACTTTTAGAAAACTGTGACAAAGCAATTGACAGATCAACTGATGACTGGGCTTTAGAGTTTTGGAAAAAAACTAAAAACAAATTGTATATAAATATGAGCAAACATGGAATACTAAAAAATCATAAAACTATACACTAAAATGGATACCAACGCAACACCGTCATACAAAAATGATATAGGAGTACCTGTAATAAAGATTGGTGTCAAAGGTTTTGTTTGTATAGGTGCTGAACCACCAAATGATCATCCTCATGTTTATATGACAATGGGTGATAAAGATTATAAAGTTTGTTTGTATTGTAATACTAGATTTGAATACGATGCTACACTTTCACCACAGTACACGCAACCACCAGAATGCTACCATGGTGATGCAAAATTACGAAAGTAAAGCAATGTTAGAAAAACATATCCAAAAATATGAACTAGAAATAACTGCTAACTGTAATGCAGAATGTCCTCTGTGTGCTAGAACTGAAATGGGCATGAAATTGAGAGGCAATAACGAACTTACATTTGAAAACATCAAACAAATTTTTCCAACACGAGAATCTTGTGATAACAAAGAATTTAAACTGTGCGGAGTATTAGGTGATCCTATACTCAATAACGAATGTTTTGAAATTGCTGAATATATTTCTAACTTTGGTGGAAGAATAAATTTAAGCACAAATGGTGGGTATCAAAATGCAGAATGGTGGGCAAAGTTAGCCAAACTAGAAAACTTGTATGTTGACTTCAGTGTAGATGGATTTAAAGATACTAACCACATCTACAGAGTAAATGTAAATTGGTCAACACTAGAAAGAAATATGAGAGCATACATGGGTGCAGGTGGCAAAGCCAATTGGGTTTTTATACCATTTGATCATAATGAAGATGATTACGAAGATGCAAAAAGTTTAGCAAATGAACTTGGTATGAGATTTATTAGAAGAACTAGTGGTAGAAATGAATTCAACAAAAATAAAAAACACAAGCCAAGAAAACCATTAGTTGTTAAAGATGAAAAACAAAAAAGTGTTACAGTAGTTGAAGAAGTAAAATTAAACAATTCTAAAAAACTTCCACACAATGATTTACAAAAACTAAAAGAAATTTATACATCTAAAGATCCTAAAGTAGTTGATGATATAGTTCACACACTTTCTTGTCAACATTACGAAGAACCAGAATGCTTTGTAGCGGCTGATATGACACTGTGGCCTTGTTGTTTCTTGTACGGTGATTCAATTCATATGTATGAACAAATTACACAAACCAACGATAGAGATTTTAACGATCTTAACAAACATTCAATCAGCGATATATTACAAACAGAATTTTACAAGTCTTTAAAATCAAGATGGTATGCATCACATCCTAAACATCTACGTAAATGCATTAGGGCATGTGGGTTAAAAGGAATATACAAAAACAAAAAAGTTGAAGACAAAAATTAAAAATAAACAATGGTAAAACTGAATATGGAACCTGAAATAAAAGAATACAAAGTTAATAAAAAAAGTCGTAAAAAACGTCCTATAAAGTCAAAACAGTTTTTAAAAGAACTAGCACAACAAGTATATCGTGGAGAAGTATTTACTAGTTTTCAAATACAAAATCCACATGACATAGCCAGTGTGTTTATGCCGTTGATGCTGATGTCACCAGATATGAGTCAAGGTATGTATCAAGATAAACCATGCATGTTTTATTCTTACATGAAAGATCAGTTTCCAACTGGTATTAACGGATATCCGTGCTTTGGATCTGTAGCATATCTAAATAGCAAAGAAGCAGAAATATTTGACGATTATTATAAAAAAATAGAAAAAGCGATTAATGAAGTCTAGAAAACTAACACAAAAAGAATTTTACAATTACAAAGATGAGTACTATGTGATTGATTTATCTAACATAACAGAAGAACAAAAAGAAGAAATTTTAAAAACAATCAAACGTCATGCCACAGGATGGTATTATATCTCTGGCAGTTATTACGCATTTAAAAAAGCCAAAGACAGAGATATAGTCAAAGGAGTATTGGCCTGGGAAAAAATAGCATCGTGAGTGATGTGTATTATAAAGTGACCGTGACAAGGGGAGAACTGTCTTCTACCAATTACTGGTGGGAAAAAACTTATGGCCAATTAATGGAATCGGTTGACATATTATATAAATGTGCTAAAGTAGATGCAGTAGAACTAGAAATGATTACAAAAAATGAGTACAAAAACAGATAACAAACCATATCAATGGTTAGCCTGGACAGGCACAGTAATTCTATTAATAGCGGCATCAATGGCGGCTTTTAATCTTTATCCATGGTACAGTTATGCATTTTGTATAGCAAATGCAACTTGGGTACTGGTTGGTATATTATGGCAAGAACGTTCTTTGATTGTGTTGAACGCAGGTCTGACATTAATTTATATCATAGGATTAATTGGAAATTTTATAGTATGACCATTGCTATTAAAATAAAAGAACGCATGGACCAACTACAAAAATTAATGGAATCAAATTATCATATAAACAATCCAAAAGAGGCATATGAGTTAACTACAAGTGTCAGTAAGTTTTGGTCAGTGTTGTCAGAAGAAGATCGCGATTATATACAAGCGGCACAACACGCCATAGAGGATAAAATAAAATGGAAGATATAAAACCTATAAAAGAAAAACTAGATGATAAAATCAAAAAGTTAAATTCCACTAGGGTATTTAAGAAAGTTACACCTAAAGGTGATCTATCTTGGTATGTGAAATGGGTATCGGTAATTCTTATATTGATTGCAACTGTGGCTAGAAGCATAGGCACAATTCCACATGTGGATATGTGGTTTGGGTTGTTTGGTACATTTGGCTGGGCATGGGTTGGTTACTTGTGGCACGATAGAGCATTGCTAGTATTAAATGCAGTTCTAGTGACATTGTTGATGCTAGGCTTAGGTAACTATTACTTTGGTGAATAAAAAAAAGCCCACCATTGCTAGGCAACAGTGAGCTTTTAATAATTAATTATTAAAATGTTAAGTGGTCAGTTGTTTCTTCTATCGGCTGTGAAGGAAATGATGGATGATCTAACGCATCATATTCTTCTCTTGTAATGTTCCACTCTTCAGTGTAAACTAGATCTTCTCCAACTAATTCGTGTTTGAAGTTGACTCTGCCGTTTGATACTGCCCAAGCAAAATAATCATCAAAATCACTTTCTTCAATGTGTGATTTGAAAGCATCTGCTGAACCAAAACTACTGTCTGATTTCCATGATATAAACATATTGAGCTCTCCTATATTTGTTATTGTGTATAATATACAAGTATATTTATCCTTTATACACTATTTTAATAAAAAGTGCCAGTTTTACTGGATTAATTAACCACTTTTCTGGTTGACAGATCTCTATATGATGCTATTATATATACATAATAAGGAGAGAGATACATGGCAACAAAAACTGCAATAAAAAAAACAAAGATTAAAGTCCAAGAAGACCACGAAATCCGTGAAAGAATTGTACAAAGTAGAGTTCGTCTACTGTTAAAACATCCATTCTTTGGCAATCTTGCAACAAGATTAAAACTTAAAAATGCTGATGATTGGTGTCCTACTGCGGCCACTGATGGATTACATTTATTTTATAGTAGAGAATTTATCACACCATTAACTTCGGAAGAACTTGATTTCCTTATTGGGCATGAAGTTATGCACTGTGTATATGATCATATGGAAAGACGTGAAGGTAGAGATCCGCAGATTTGGAACATGGCAACTGACTATGTTATTAACGGGCAATTGGTTCGTGAAGGTTTAGGTAAAATGCCTAAAGAAGGTTTACTTGATCCTAAGTACTATGATAAAAACTCAGATGAAATATATACTGAACTAAAAAAGAATCAAGTTGAAATCAAAGTTACTCTTGATATGCACTTAGATGGTGAAGGTGATAAAGGTCAAGGACAAGGTAAAGATGGTGACGGCAAAGATGGTAAAGGCAAAAGACCTGTGATGTCTAAAGCAGACAAAGACAAGTTAAAAGATGAAATTAAAAATGCAGTACTACAGGCGGCACAGGCGGCTGGAGCAGGTAATGTGCCTAAAGGTGTTGAACGTTTGATCAAAAATATGACTGAGCCTAAAATGGATTGGAGATCATTACTAGATCAACATATAACATCAGTTGTAAAATCAGACTATTCATTTTTAAGACCTAGTAGAAAAGGTTGGTCAGTTGATGCTATACTACCTGGACTACAACCAGATCCAGCAGTTGATGTGTGTGTTGCTATTGATACATCAGGATCAATTAGTGAAAAGCAATTGAATATATTCTTAGGTGAAGTAAAAGGTATAATGGATTCATTCCAAGATTACAAAGTTCATGTGTGGAGTTTTGACACAGAAGTTCATAATCCAGAAGTGTTTACACCAGACAAAGATATCACAGATTACAAGCCGGGTGGCTTTGGTGGTACTGAGTTTGAAGCCAATTGGACTTGGATGAAAGATAATGGAGTACAACCTAAAAAGTTGATTGTGTTCACAGATGGTTATCCTTGGGGATCATGGGGTGATGACAATTATTGTGATACACTTTGGGTGATACATTCAAATCATGACAAAGACCTTGAAGCACCATTTGGAATAACAACTCACTACGAGAACGTATAATGAAAACACTCAGAGAGCAGTATGAGTTAGAAACCAAGTTTACTCAACATCTAGCAACTGATATAGGAATTAATGACCTTAACAAGATTAATAAGTTACTAGGATTACCTAGTGTTACTAGTGCAACCAATGAGTATGGTATTCACGGTGGACAAATTGATGTGGTTGCATATACAGTAAAGGGTGATGTGATCGTGTACGAACATCAGGACTTAACAGGACGAGCAGATCAAACTCATGTATTCAAGACCAAAGGTTATGCAGACGTACTAGCGGTTAAGAACTATAAGATATTGGCAACGGTACTGCTATGTGAATCAATTGATCAGATTTATTTAGATCTATTAGACAAATGGAGAGAGAAATATCATAAACGTCCCACACAAATGGGAGAATATAACATTCATGCTGTTAAGAGTCAGTGGACAGACGAAGGCACATATGAGCCTGCCTTGTTCACAGACACAGAGATTATTCCTACACCTGATACGGTGTTAAATCATTATGCTGAATTCGTTAAGATATATGGTGCGGAATGGTCAATACAGAGAGAAGATTACAAGAAAGCCAACGAAAATGCTATTACTCTATGGCATAGACTTCCAGAACTAGACAATCGATATATGGCCTATGTTCATAGCCTAAAAGGATCGATCAAAGTAGGTCTTCATTGCGAAAATAGAGTTAATGAACAGGCAGAACAATTCTTACAAAAGGTTTGCCCTGAAGGTTTCAAATATAATAGAGCCAAAACGAAAGCAACCATTGAACTGACATTGCCAGTAGACAGTTCCCAAGAACAATGGGCAGATGCTACAGAAAAATTAAAAAGAAAAGTTAGGGCAAGTCAATAATGCTTTGGTTTTTACTATTTTTAATTCTTGCTATTTGGATCTTTGGATTTAAACCAACTATGAAATTGTTATTGTTCACTTCAATTAGTATGATTCTTTTTTTATCAATACTAGTTGGTGTTTATTCGTAAGTACCTTTTTCTTGGTACACTTGACAATTTGATGATTCAGTAAGAATACCTTTGATAACAACTGAAGAAAGATTTGGATCTTGTGATCCTGGTGCAAGTGAAAACATAATTGATTGTGTTGTGCCTGCTTGATTTTTTGTGCGTTGTGCATCTAACATCTGATAAGGAAGATCATATGTTAACATGAGTTGCTGAATTGTTCTTTCAGTCTTTTCACCAAAAATAACTTCTTGTGAGTTGGCATTCTGCAACAACAATTTTTGTTGTTGTAACCATTCTTGAGGATAACCTAAGTTATCACCAATACCATAGTGTATTGCAACAAACACTGAAAGATTTCTATAAATTGCTTGGCACACAGAATACTTCCTAAAGTCTTCTGCTAGAGCTTGATATGTTTGATCATTATCCCAATCGTAAGTTGCGTCATACTCTGCAAACACTTTGGCTGGCACCAAAAATGTAAGCAATAAGATCATTGACAAAACAAACCTTTTCATACTAATATTTATCGTGTCTTTTATTGTATATTAAACACCAACTAAATAATAATGGAATAAAAAATAATGTCTGATACTCTAGTACTAAACGCAGATGGAAATCCTTTAAGTTTATTGCCGTTAAGCACGGTTAATTGGCATCTTTCTATTAAACTTATATGGCTAGACAAGTTTAAAATACTTGAAAACTATGATAATTGGGTTATACACAGCCCTTCTACAGAAATGAAAGTGCCAAGTGTATTGATGTCTAAACAGTACATTAATCTAGCAAGGCATCCAAGATTTTCAAGAAACAATGTTTATCTAAGAGATTTGTTCACTTGCCAATATTGTGGATGTGAATATGAACAAAACAATTGGAAAGACCTTACTCTTGATCATGTTGTACCAAGATCAGCAGGTGGCCACTCACATTGGGAAAACATTGTTACATCATGTATGACCTGCAATGTTGAAAAAGGCAGTAGAGACATTAGGCCAAAACAAATGCCGTACAAACCAGACTATTGGGAATTGGCCAACAAACGATCACAGTTTCCTTTGATTGTCCCTCATCACAGTTGGACAACCTATCTTAACTGGGATCAAAATCTTGTCAAAATAGCATAAAAAAAAGGTTGACGATAAATATAAAAGTATACTATAATAATAAAACTTAATTAAGGAGAATATATTATGGCTGAAGAACAAGCACAACAACAGGCTACTCAAACAGCAACAGCAACAGCGGCTCCAGAAACTGCGGCGGCACCTCAAACAGAGGCAACACCACCACAACTTTCTATTGCTGACTTACAAGCATTGCTGAATGTAATTGACGTAGCAAGTTCAAGAGGGGCGTTCAGAGCTAATGAACTTACTAACGTAGGTGGCGTTGCGGATAAACTTACAAAGTTTTTACAACACGTTTCCAATCAACAAAAGGCACAAGCAGAAGCACAAAAAGAAGCAGAAGGCGGTGCAGTTGATGATAGTAAGGTTAGTGATGCACAACCTGAGCAACCGGCTCAACCGGAACAAAAATAATTGCAATTAGGAGAACAATAACAATGATAAAACACACAGGTAAAGTGGACTCAACAGGCAGACGTGTCGTAGTTGTATTTCCATCGATACCAGAAGATCAAGACAATTGTTTGGTAGTAGACGTAGATGCATTAGAATCAAAATATCATGATGGATTAATGCAGGCAGTTGAATCACCAGAAGGTCAAGCATCAAATAAATTATTTGAAGTGCTAGGTAGAAAATTGTTTTGGGATGGTAGAAACATTCTAACCACACTGCATGAAAAAGGATTCCTAAGAAGAGTACCAGTAGACACAGTGACATTAATTCCGTCAACGTCTGAATCTCTTCCTTTGAAAGAGTTTAATGCATATCAAAATATGGTTAGCGAAAATAAACAAGATCCGGCTATACCGGCAACACCAGATTCATCAACTAAGGCAGGTGAAATGCAACAGCCAAACGATGAAACTAATCAAGTTGGTATTGCAAGAAACTTGTTGATTCAAGCAGAAATGTTAGAAGCAGATGCACACAAAAAACGTGCAGAAGCAGAAGCAGTGTCCCCAGGCATACAGAAAAAATTAGGTAAAGAACCTGTTTTTGCTGAGCCAAAAAGACCAAGAGGCAGACCTAAAAAGGAAACTGCCGCTGAACCAACAGCATAAAGTTTTAAAACCTGTCTGTGATAAATACTAGTACATAGGCAGGTTTTTTTATGACAGAGCAGAATCCAAATAGAAAATTTATTCCAGCACAAAGCGAACAAGACCACACGGAGTTTGATCGTATCATGCATGAAATACATCCAAAAAAAATACCAGCAAATTTTGTTGATAAAATTAAATTATTTCACAGAGACGGATCAACGAGCATAATGACCAGTGATGATATTTACAATACTATTCCGGTAAAAGGACAAGTAGATTGGGAAAAAATTGCTCAAAATTATCATGATATTGTAAACATGGAAATTTATATAGATATGGATTCATTAGAACATGCTGTTCACAAAAACGTACATCGTATGTTTAACAACACATTTAAAAAGAACAACTAAAAAAATATTATAATATAACTTAATATTATTGACAAATATTCAGATAAATACTATTATATTTTTAGTTTAAAATTTAACATAAAGAGTATATAATAAAGTTATGAAACAAAATTATTTTAAATGGGCATTATTTTTTAGCCAAGTTATAGCACATCTAAGCATAATTCCAATGATTGTGTATGGACATTGGTATCATTGGCTAATAGGATTCTTTGTATATTTCATTACAGGATGTTTTGGAATGACTATGACTTTCCATAGGCTTTTATCACACAGGAGTTGGAATGCACCTAAATGGTTTCATTACTTTGGTTCAATGGCAGGAATGTATGGACTAACAGGATCAACAATTGGTTGGGTAGCAATACACCGAGAACATCATGTGCATACAGATAAAGAAGATGATCCACACTCGCCAAACTACAAAGGATTTTTAAAAGTACAATGGTTGAGTATGTTTGAAACACCTAGTCCAAAATATGCTTTGCATTTGATTAGAGATAATTTTCATGCGTTTGCTCATAGATGGTATTTTTTAATCCATGGTACTATAGCAGGCATATGGTTATGGATTGATCCAATGTTGTTAGTAGCGGCCTATCTATTTCCTGCAATGGTTTTATGGAACGCAGGATCTTTTATTAACACATTGACTCATATGTTTGGATATCGAAACTTTGAAACAACTGATAACTCAAGAAATATTCCAGCACTTGGTATATTAATGTGGGGTGAAGGATGGCATAACAACCACCATGCCAATCCTAAAAATCCTAGTTTCAAACACAAATGGTGGGAGTTTGATGTAGGCGGTTGGTTTATTAAATTGTTAGAACTTGAACCAAAAAAACTTAAAATGTCAAGACCAATCAAAGCATCAATGTTGAAAGATTAGTGATATGAAGTATATTGATTGGGTAACATTAAAAATTGTTGTGATGTTTATCGTTGCAGTAATTGGTATTCCAGCATATTTTATTATGGGAGGTTCATGGGAACTTGCATTAATTTTTACAATAGCAGGACACATCACAAACAATCTTGCTCAGATATGTTACCATAGGTGGCTATGTCATTACCAGTTTGAGCCAAGTTGGGTTGGCAGAAAAATATTATTAGCATCAACAGTAATAAGTGCAGTTGGTCCACCAGGACATAATGTTGTTGCACACTTAAATCATCACAAGTATACTGACACAGAATTAGACACACACTCTCCAAAAGATCTGGGATGGTGGCGTATGTTGTTGGGCAGATACAGAACTCCAAGTGGTGCTATTCCAATGAGAAAATTTTTAAGACAACGAGATGCAGTGTTCACAACCAAACATTACTGGAAACTATACACAGGAGCAGTAATACTTCATGCTTTGATCAATCCTTGGTTAGTTGTATGGATGGCATTTAATTTTACTCACGCATGGTTTTTCTTAACATACTTAAATTATTTTGGACACAATGGCAAAGAAGCTGAGCCAACAACAATTGATTTTGTTAGTAATATGATTATGTGGGGTGAAGGATATCATGACAATCATCATGATGATGTGAGTAGATTGGTACTAGGCCCTTGGGATGTAGGCGGAAAATATGTTGTTCCTTTATTAAAAAAGTGATTGTAATATTGAAACAATAAGTATATAATAATATTTGAGGAAAAGCAAATGATACAAACAAGAACAAAATATCAACTACCGAGTGTAGCACCAATTCCTGGAATTAAGTTTGACATTGAAAAACTTAGACAGGAAGTAACACGTTTAAATGAAGAATGGGTAAATGTTTATCAGGCCAATAGAGGTTTGTGTGCAGTACATGAAGATTTAGCATCAGACAACTATCATCACTTTGATCAAATTAATTTAACATATTACGAAAATTCATTAAATGATGTATTAGATTTAACAGAATTAAGAAAAGAATGCAAAATTACAGCAAACAGTGAATCGTTAGGTAAATCAAAAACACAAAAATACAGAACAAAAATTCGTAGAATGGAAGGATTACCAGCACCAATGAACGAACACAATTGGTATCATCCACTTCCAATTTATCAAGATTCTTATGTAAAAGAAGCAATTGAAGAACAATTTAATTCAACACCAATTAGAGTTAGACTTTCAAGAATCAGAGCAGGCAAATATCTTACACCACATATTGATTATGCTCCTGATTATGCAGTAAGAGTTATTGTTCCTATCCAAGGAACAGAAGGTGTGTACAATAAAGTATGGCGCAGAGGTGTTGAAGAAGAATATCAAATGCCATCAGATGGATCTGCATATTTCTTAAATGTTGGCCTAAAACACTCTGTTGAACACAGAGGCACAGAAGACAGAATAGCATTAATGTTTTCACTTCCAACGCAAGAAGATATAGCAACACTTGAAACTGTAAAATAAACAACAATACTTGACACATTTTGGAAAGTATGTTATAAATAGTATTACAATTTACCGTATTTAACAATAGAGGTTGGGGTAATACTATTATGAAGATTATACTATCATTTTTATATATTTCTGGCATTCTTGCCATAGGTAGACTCATACCACATCCACCAAACTTTACACCAATATTGGCCGCGGCTATATTTGCACCATACATCGTTAACGATCGTTGGATAGCAATAGCAGTACCATTAATGGCAATGTTTATTGGAGATGTGTTTATAGGGTTTCATCCTTATATGCTTTGGGTTTATGGATCAATAGCAATGTCCACAGTTATCAGCAGATGGGCTATGCAGTTTGGAAAGTACTTGCCTTTAGCAACAATGACGCTGATATCATCAGTATTGTTTTTCATAGTAACAAATTTTGCAGTATGGATTATGTGGGACTACTATCCTAACACATTAGAAGGATTGATAATGTGTTACACAATGGCAATACCATTTTTCCAAAATACACTGTTAGGCACAGTTGTTTATACTGCCTTGATGGCATCATTGACTGTAGCATTGTCTCGACCTTTACACAACATCTACTTAATAGTAGTTAATAGGAAAGGCATTCATGAACAGTGAACAAAAAAGAAATATCGGTACAGGTATAATAATTCTTGTTATTGTACTTGTGGCATTTTTAATTAAATCCGCCAAAGCACAAGAGTGCTATTGGGAAGAAATGAAAGACGAAACAATAGTATGTGATTCATTGGTGATCACTATTCCGGTTTTTCATACTATGACAACATCACAAAAAGCAGATCAAATATACACAAATGAATACATTTGGTTAGACGATGAAAAGAAAGAAGGATCTGCAATATTATCAGAAGCATTAGAAGATGCACCAAATTTTAATGCAGTTAGATCAGGCCCAGCAGGACAACAAACATCATTGTTTACAAGAGGAACAAACTCAAATCACACACTGGTAACAATTAATGGATCAGCAATAACAGATTATTCAACCACAAATGGTGCTACAGATTTAAACAATATCAACATACACTTTGCAGATGGGCTACACTTGTATACAGGTCCAATGAGTACCAACTATGGTGCAAACGCAGTAGGAGGGGTTGTTGATATACAAACATCAGACTATAAACAAAATGAAATATCAATAGCCAAAGGATCAAACAATACAAACACAATGTCATACACATATGGTAAAGACTTTTTTACTTTTGGTATATACACAGAAAATTCAGATGGTATATCCGTGTACCCACAAGGTACTGAGCCAGATGGGTATGATGTACTAGGATTTAATGTTGGACATGTGGTAAACTTAGATGATACACAAATAAAATTTACAGGTGTAACAAATACAACCAATGCAGACATTGATGCCTCAGGTGCAGATGATTTGGATTACACTAATGAAACAAAGTTTTATTTTGGGCAAGTACAAACAATAACTGATGTTGAGTATGGCAAAATAAAAACAGTTATTGATCATACCGTTTGGGATAGACAATACGTAAACGGCACAGAAATAGACAACTATGACTCTGTTGCCACACACGGATCATTAGATTGGTTAACAAATACAGATCAAGCATCAACTAAAACAGGTGTAGATGTAACTGAATTTGATGTAGATTTTAACAACACTGGTAGTTACAATTCAACTGTTGATAAGTCAGCATCAGTTGTTGGAGTATATCATAACTTTGATTATTCAATAAGTAACAATTTTATACTATCAGGTGGATTAAGGCATGACGAACATTCTATTGCTAATGGACAATCAACATATTCAGTTGGAGCGGCATACAATGGTTTTCGTATAAGTCAATCAACAGGATACAAGTCACCAACACTATATGAACTATATGGTGCAGACAACTATGGTTACACAGGTAACGTAAATCTTAAACCAGAAACGTCAGTAAGTAAAGAAATTGGTTATAGTAATAACAGTAAATCACATAAATTTGACATTGCATTTTATTCAACAGATATAAAAGACATGATTACATACTCTAATTCAACGTACAATAATGACAGTACTGGAACATCTAATATGAAAGGTGCAGATATTGACTTTACTTACTATGTTGGTAATTTTAGTTTTGTAAATAACGTAGCACTAACATCAGCACAAGACTCATCAGGTACTTGGCTAAAACGTAGACCTCATACTACTTGGAAATCTGGTGTAACTTATGCTAAAGATAACTATTATATATCACCTAGTATATTATATTATGGCGATCACAGAGATACTGACTCAGTCAATTGGTCAACTATTACTGTTAAGGAAAGAACCACAGCAGATCTTACAGCAGGTTATTACTTAACGCAAGATTCTGAAATCACACTAAATGTAAAAAACTTAACAGATGATCAATATGAACGACCAGACGGTTATAATCAAGGTGGTAGAAACATAACACTAGGATGGAAATTAAAATTCTAAATGGAAAAGATTGTACAGTACACACCAGCATACAAAGTATTGGTTCAAGAGTTTATAGCTCAGGCTATCAAAGAAGAAAGTGCTGGCACATATGATAAAAACAAGTTTAATGTTGATGACTTAGATCCTAAAAGTAGTTTATGGTTAGCAGTTGTTGACGGAGAAGTTGCAAGTGTTAGTTATGCTGAAAGAAGTTTTATCACAGGCACACCAGAGTCAATTAGGATATGCAGATATCATATTCTCAAAAAACACAGACATGGTCGCTATGGATTTAAAATGATGAAACAGCAAATGGCATGGGCAAGAGAACAAGGGTTTAAACATTATTACATAACACATGATGTTAAAGACAAAGCATTAAACAAATTATATCAGCACAAAAGAAAATACATAGGTGGAGACAACAGTTGGTTTGAAGATGAAGACTATAAGAAAATGAAACTTGAAACTGAATTGGTTTTTCATGACTCGCCAAAGTCTGATATGATACAATTTGTTTACAGTTATTACATTGATCTAGATTATGTATGGAAACCAACTCAAGCAGTGATATGGCACAAGCATGACGGTACTATAGATAATGTGGAAGATGTATTATGAAAACTGTACAATTAGGAACAATATCAGTCATACACGAAACATGGTTACCATATGCGGCGGCATGCCTTATAAGTTACTGTAACAAGATACCAGCAATTAAATCACAATATAAGTTTAATGAACCTTTGTACAAATATAAACCTGTAGAAGAATACACAGAAAAATTTAAAAACATAGATGTATTTGGTCTTACTTGTTATGTTTGGAATCAAGCATACAATGATCAGATGATGAGTCATTATAAAGATGTTAATCCAAATGGTATCACCATGTATGGTGGACCTAATGTGCCTGAAGACCCTAAACTTGCAGAAAAGTTTGCTCGTGAACATCCTTACATAGATATATTTTGGGTAGGCCCAGGTGAGAAATTAGTCAGCAACTTCTTACAAAATATTGATGCTCCTATGAGTGTACACGATGGTAGTTTTGGCAGAGGTTGGAATAATGTAGAAGTAGGACGTAAACTGTATCAAATTGAAACTCATGAAATGCCTACACCATACTTAGATGGAGTATTTGATTCCATACTTGCTGAAGAAAAAAGAGTCAAAGCATCATTTGAAACCAATCGTGGTTGTCCTTTTAAATGTGCTTTTTGTGACTGGGGTGGACAAGCAAGATCAAAAGTTACAAAGTTTGATATGAATCCTGTAAATGAACAGTTAGACTTTATATATAAACATACCAACATAGCAGAAGTAGAAATACTTGATGCTAACTTTGGTATGCTACCAAGAGATTTAGATGTTGTTAAAAAAATGAAAGCAAACAAAGAAGCAACAGGCAACAATCCTAAGATATCATATTCAGGACTTGCAAAGAATGGTAGTAAATGGTTGCCAGAGATTATTGATATCATACACAACAATTTAGATGCTGATCAACGTAACCTTAAAGTAAGTTTTCAAACACACGCAAAAGAAACGTTAAAAGTTATTAATAGAGCAAATATCAATAATGACAAACTATTACCTTTGATTGATAGTTTTAAATCAAAAGGATTACCAGTAACATCAGAAATGATTATTGCTTTGCCTGGCGAAACAGCAGACAGTTGGTTGTACTCATTAGATAAAGACTATGAGCTTGGCATTGATTTCATGCGTTCATATTTTTTAAATCTTGTGCCTAATACAGAGCTATACACAGAAAAGTTTCAAAAAGAATACAAAGTTAAATCAAAGATACTTGCATTTCCTTATTCATTTTCAGGACTAGGATACAAACAGTTGCATCAACATCCAGAGTATAGAGATGAACGTAGCACATATGAGTTTGAAGAAATAGAAATAATGCATAGATGTTTTTCATATGACGAGGATGAGATAGTTCGTATGTTTGACTACTGGTGGTTTTATCATAACTTTCATAATTCAAGAGCATTAAGTCATACAATGAAAACCTTATATGATACACAGCATGATATACAATTTCAAGCCAAATGGTTTTATAAACATTTAGATCAAATGCCTTTAATGACAAAATTAGTAGAAAAGAATAGACAAATAATTAAAAACATATTTAAAGATGAACCAAGAACAGAAGTCAAAGATCTAGCAACTTATTTGTATTTTTCAAGATGTTTAAGATCGGATGAAATATATCAGTTTTGGCATAATCAAAATCAATTTATAGAAGATCTGTCAAAAGTATTTCCACACGATTTGGTTAAATACGATGTAGCACAATGGAAAAAAGAATTTGATATGAGTATGTATGGAACTGATGCACGTATTAAACCAACAGATAGAATAGCAATAGGAAATGAAAGATAATGTGGCAAGAACTAATTACTAACGAAGTTTGGTATACAGATAACTTTATAGATGAAGGCCTAGTGGATCAAACACTAGAGCATATACGCCAATCTGAAACCAAAGAGCTTGATGGTAATGAACAGCCACATATTATTAGTAAATCATATTACAATTACAATCATGTAAAATATAACATACACAAAGATAAACCAGTGGTGGTAGCAGTAATTAATAAACTAAATGAAGTACTATCAGAAGTTCACAAACCAATATTATTAGAAGACATAAATGAAAAGAATGTACTACAGTTTAGCACAAAGACATTTAATCCAAAAAGTGTATATCATGTACACACAGAACGCAAAGACATATATGGAGATTTTGTGTTTATAAACTATCTAACAAACGAAGAAGGTGGCGAATTGGTATTGCCAAATGAATACATGTTAGAAGATCATTTTCAATCATATCCAACTGAAAGAAGTAACTGGGAACAGTTTAAAGAAAAAATGGTTAAAGAATCAAATCAAGAACCTTACCTAGCAGGACCTTTAGCAGTAAGACCAAAAAGAAATTCATGTGTACTAATGAGAGTAGGATCAGCTCATTATGTTAACCCGGTTCGTGATGGTAAATCAGGTTGTCGCGTTGTTATAACTGGCTGGCCTTTTGCCAATATGGAATGGAAGAAAAGATTTAAACACTAAAATAAAAATTTACGATCGCCTGCAAATTGGCTATAGTCCATAGTTAACTCGTCACCTTTTTTTATTTTTTCACAAGAAACAAAACTAGTTCCACCAACGTATGCAAGATTAGGTTCTTGACTGTGGTTTACATAACTGTCATCACAATTCATGTTATGAGTAAGACTTATTGGAAATTTTCCAGGTGCTTCTTCTTTAGGAACAATAGCACCTTTGAGTTCAACAACTTGTCGACCAATTGGAATGCTTTCTAATGCAAATCTTCCTTGTCCGTGTATGTTTGAATGTTTTATTTCTGTTTTAAATAACCATTTGTTTGGCATATACATAATCCTTGTAAAGCATTATTATACTACTATTTATTGATTAGAACAACAGATAAATAATATAAAATACACAGTTTATATTGATTTTATTAAAATTTTATTGTATACTACACATAATGATTGATCTGAAAAAAAACAAAACTTATTGTCCATATCTATTTCGTGGTGCTGTAACCAGTATGCCAAGATTAGAAATAGTTCCTTGCTGTAGATTTGACTTAAAATTAGCAAGACAAGAACTTGAAGGAGATCAAATGTATCCTACAACATTTAATGAAGGATACGATAACATGTGGAAATCTGTAAGGCAAAAATCACTCAATGGTGAAACTATCAAAGCCTGTTGGAGATGTTATGATGATGAAAGTAAAGGAATAGAATCTATGAGAACAGGTGCATTACAGCACCACGAAAACGCTGACCAATACGATTGTGAATTATCGTATTACAGTCAAGATCAAATAGATTATACACAACCTACTTTGCAATTTTTAGAAATACAAACAGGAAGATTTTGTAATTTAAAATGTAGATCATGCGGCCCTAGTTTATCAACAACCTGGGATGAAGATTTAGCCAACAATAAAAAAGCAGTTGAGAATTTTTATGGTGGTGACGAACGTGTGTATAACAGAGTTAAACAATTACCAAAAACAAATCAATATCTTAGTGACATTTCTAAAGACACTATCAAAAATCTAACAAGAGTAAAAGTCACTGGTGGAGAACCGTTCTTAAATGACCAGTTTCAAACATTTCTTGCTAATCTTGTGAAATGGGATTTGGCTAAAAATATCACTATTGAAGTAATTACAAATTGTTCATTTTTTCCAAAGGTGGGTTATCGTAGGTTGCTTGTTAACTTTAAAAATGTAAAAATCACATTAAGTTTAGATGGAATAAAAGAACGTGCAGAATTTTTAAGAAAAAGGTCTGTTTGGAGTAAAGTTGAATCATCTGCAAAAAAATGGTTAACATACTGTCAAGAAAATAACAATACACGATTGTCTATAAATCATACAATTACAATATACAATGTATTGTATATCAAAGAATTTTTAGAATGGATGATAAAATTTTTTCCAATTGAAAAACTTGGTATGCGGAAACTTAATTTTGAACCAACTATTGCGTCAACACCTAAATACCTTGCTGTGGCTAATCAAAAAAACAACACAAAATTAAGAATATTACAAATATTAGAAGGTGAGTTTGACCCATTTTATAACAAGCATACACTATTAAAAAATGAAGCGACAAAGCTCATTGTACGCAGAGTATACGATAAATGTATTACAGTTTTACAATCTAGCATAGAATCTAATAATACATCATGGAAAGATTTAAGAAAAAATGCATTACAAAATAAACACACACACAAACTAACAGAGGAATTCTATGAAAAAACAGCACTGTTTGATAGCATAAGAAACGAGGACTGGCGTGGAGTATTTCCTGAACTAGCAGAGATAATTGATGAGTAAGACTTTTTGTATAATGCCGTTCATACACATGAACCTAAAGCCAAAAGGCTTTATAAGTGCTTGTTGGCGTAATCATGATTCGTTAGGACACTATGGAGATAAAACACTCAAAGAAATATGGAATAATGACAATTATAAAAAAATACGCAATAACTTGATGAACGGAATACAGCATGAAGGTTGTAAAAGTTGTTGGGATATGGAAAAAGCAAATGTTATATCAACTAGGCAACAGTGTAATCAAGATTATGAAAAGCATATTCCTCAAGTGTTAAAAGAAGTAAATGATGGTGAACTACCAATGAACGTTAAAACAATTGAATTGCGTTTTGGTAATGTGTGTGATCTAAGATGCAGACATTGTTCATCAATATACAGTTCAACTTGGGCAGTAGCAGTAAACAAACATGATGAGGTTAAACGTTTGTTTGACAAATATCAACTAACTGAAACCAGCACATGGAGAGGCATAGCAAAATTACCCATAGAAACATTTAATCAAGTAGTAAATGACATAGGACCAAGAGTAGAAGAAATAGTTATAGCAGGCGGCGAGCCTTTGATACAGCCACAACACTATGATGCATTAGAAAAACTATTACCATATGCCCACAATATCACATTAGAATACAATACAAATTTAAACAATATAGTATTGAAGGATAGGCATATCAGTGACCTTTGGAGTAAATTTAAAAAGATAAATTGTCGTGTAAGTTTAGATGGTGATAAAAAAATACACAGTTATCTAAGAACAGGAAGTAATTTACAAGCAGTTGAAGATAATATAACAACATTAAAATCTAAATTACCACAAGAAGTTTTTAATTTAACAACAACATGTACAGTTTCGTTGTACAATATTTCTAGATTTGATGATATTATTGATTATTATATATCTTTAGATTGCCCCTTTCATTGTAGTTTGGTACAATATCCAGAAGCTCTAAATATTCAATATATACCAAAGAAAATGAAAGACATTATAACAAAAAGAGTTTATAATAAAATAGAAAGTTTAGAAAATATCAAGGAGAATCGTTTGGCCAAAATAATTAAATGGTCAAACTATGTATTAGACTATATGAATAATACTGATATAAACAATGATGTGTTGCCAAAATCAACAAAGGAATATATTGAAACTATGGATAGATTAAACAAAACTAATTTTTTAGAAGTGTATCCAGAATTTAAGGACTATTGGCAATGAGTGATTTAAAATGGAGTGAATATGATTTTACACAAATTCCGTACTCTGATCTTGTACGTGTGGGACAACGTACTATGCTTTATAGGGATCTTTTTACAGTCAGTTGGCTTCTTGGTAGGTTTTGTAACTATAGGTGTTCGTACTGTTGGCCGTATGCTAGGAGTGACAGAAAAGATCATAGACCTACTGAGCTTTGTCTTGCTACCATTGATGAAATCAAAAGACAAGCGAGACAGCGAGGCTTTAATAGTTTCCATTTCTCACTTTCTGGCGGAGAGCCTACATTTCATCCTGGTTATATTGATATTCTACAGCATCTCGCTGATGATACAAAAAATACTAATTATACTTCTGTTCATATGACAAGTAATTGCAGTAGAAATATGAAATGGTTTGAACAATATGTCAAAGCAGTTGCACCGTTTCACAGAGCTAGTATTACTGCTTCATATCATAGAGAGCATGTTAACTCAAAAGAAAAAAGAGCAGACTTTGCCGATAAGTTATGTTTTGCACAAGAACACGATGTACAAGTTACAATTAACCAAGTTATGGTTCCGGAATGGTTTGATGAATTGTATGATGAATCATTATATTTTCACAATAGAGGTATTAATGTTACACTAAAGGCTCAATCAGATCCAACAGCGTCAGAAGTTGTCCATGGGTACTCAAAAGAAATGCTTGAAAAATTACACAACGGAATGCCACAACGTGGGTTCACAGAAGAAAAAAATAAACATGTACAAAGACCTAAACCAACATTTAAAATAGATGACAACAGAACAATGCAGAAACAAACATATTCGGAAGGAGTTCCACAACATTTTCAAGTTGAGTTTAGAGATAAAGATGGAAATCCACATTTTATGGACCAAGCAGAAAGATTCAATGCATTTAATTTCAACAAGTTTGAAGGATGGGAATGTTCTTCAGGTTATAGATCAATCATTATTAGAGAACCAGATGGCAGTATAAAACGTAGTTACAGTTGTCATGATCAACCTCTTGGAAATATTGAAACAGGGTTTAAATTATTTGACAAGCCACAAAAATGCATTTCAAAAAGTTGTGTATCAAGTGCTGACTCTAAAATACCAAAAAGAGCACCAGGAACACAAATGCCGTTATGGCCAGGAGATAACACATACGTATGAACAAAAACAGTTTATATAGAGACCTAATAACATTTGGAGCACATTATCCTTTAACACTTCGTATGAAGGATTCTCCTGAATTTATTGATTGGACTGAAGAACAGTTTGACTATGTAAAATATAATCCAAGAAAAGATTATCCTAGACAAGGATTAAGCATCACAAGTTTAGATGGATGCATGACAGGAATTCCAGACTTAGATAGTGTGTATGAATACAACAAAGAAAATAATACATCATGGACTGAAAGAGATTTTAAAACACCAACACCAGTAATGGAATGGCCATCATTAAAAAAATGTTTAGCACCATTTGAAGGACATATATTTAGAACACATATTTTAAAATTAAACACAGGTGGATTTTTTCCTCCACATAGAGATCATCCGGATGAATATGATTTTTATCAATCAAATAAATTAAATCTTGATACATTTAGATTAATAATGCCGTTGAGAAATTGTGACACTCCTGGCATGACATTTATATTAGAAGACAAAGTTTTACAATGGCAACAAGGAATTTTATATTTTGTTGATACTGCTAAAATGCATTATCTTTTTAACACAACACCTGATCCTGCATATTGGCTAGTTGTTAATGTTGATGTAAATGAGCAAACAATTGTTGAAGTATGCAGATATATGAAGCAAAGGTAGATATGAAAATAACAAACGAAGTATTTGGTAAAAGTAAAGCAATACACTCGCCAACTGACATGACAATAAGAAACATGTTAACTAGCACGTATGGGTCGTACATTGAAAGTACAAATGAAAACGATAAAACACCATCTGTAAAAAGAAGAGTGCGTTGGGAAAATTGTCAAAATCAAATACGTACATTTTTAGAACCTTTTGTTGATCTAACTGAATTAAGATGGGGGTATCCAACAAACGGAATACATGAAAGCATTGATTGGATGTGTAACAAAGTTAAAAATTATCAAGTGTTTGAAGGAGAGTATAGATATCCTACATTTGTTAAGAAGCCAATTAATATTGCTAGAACAATTAGTGATTTACAAATAGGAGTTCCGTTATACATGAGTAATCCATTTAGTGCTACAGGGAATTTTGATAGAAGATATGACGAAGTTGGTTCAAGACAGATATGTCCTATATACTTAGATTTAGCATTTGTAGGAACAACAGGACCTCATAAGATAAATCTATATGAAAATGTAAAAGAAGTGTTTTGGAGTTGTTCTAAACCTTGGGGGCTTGGACTGTTGAGAGCAGGTGTAAGATTTGTTAGAGAAGCAGAACTAATTCAACAAGAGTTGCAAGGTGTAGGATATTTTAATCATGCAATGATTGATGTGTTTAAGGCAGTAACAATAAACAGTTCAGTGTTTGCTAAAAAACAAGAGTACGGTGAACGACAAAAGAAAATTTGTGAGAAGTTTGATCTTACTCCTAGTGATTCTTATTTGGTAGCAACTACACATGATGAGCAATGGGATAGATTCAAACGAGAAAACGGAATAAACAGAGTATGTCTTACACCAGCATATGAAAAGAGATTGGATGATTAAAGTATTTTTTATAGCAAAGATAAAAAATTTTAACAATGAATATTATGACTACAGTAAAAGAGTTAGAGAAAAAGCAGAAACAATGCCAGGATTTATTGACCTTGTATCAGAAGAAAAAGATGATGTTGAAATTACAATCAGTTCTTGGAAAACTTTGGAAGATGTTGATGCTTGGAGAACTGATCCATTACACAAGGAAGCAAAAGCAAAATCTAATGAATGGTATCATTGGGTAAAAGGTATACACGTAGAAGCAAAAGATGAGTAAACAAATAGCAATAACTGGACACACAAGTGGAATTGGTAAAGCAATTTACGAAGCATTTCCAAATTCAATTGGATGTAGTCGAAATACTGGTCATGACATTTCAACACAGACTGGCAGAACTATGATATTACATCAAGCAATGAACTGTGACGTTTTTATAAACAATGCTCATAATGGTTTTAATCAAACTGAAATGTTAAACACAATGTTTGATGCGTGGAAAGACCAAGACAACAAACACATTATTAACATTGGAACTGATGCAGTTCCTTACGTTGATTGGCAAGTAGTACACAGGCAATATCCTGTAGAAAAAATGACACTACATGCTCAAGCAGAATTATTACAAAATCAACAACGCAAATGCAAAATCACAACTTTGGGTTTAGGTCATGTTGATACAAAATTCAATAAAGAATACAATGGTAATAAATTATCTTGTGAAAATATTGTTGATACTGTAAAATGGGTAATAGAAAATAAAGCAGAAGTAAAATTTATATCATTAAGTGCGAGGGATAACAATGAGTAAAACAATTTGGGGTATATGTGGATTAGGACATGATGGATCTTTATCAGTAGTCAAAGATGGCGAAATAGTATTTGCTGGACACACAGAAAGATACACAAGAATAAAAAATGATCCAAACTTATGTAATGAAATGCTTAATGAAGCATTAGAATATGGAGAGCCTGATCGTGTAATATGGCACGAAAGACCTTGGCTAAAGAAACGCAGACAAATGGTTGCTGGGCAATGGGGAGAAGTATTTCAAAGTTGTAATCTACCAAAGACGTATATGAAACAGTTCCAACATATGGTACCACATAAGTTAGAATATGTGGAGCACCACAAAGCACATGCGGCCGCAGGAGCATACACATCACCATACAACAGTGCCTGTGTTATTGTTGCTGATGCTATTGGAGAGTTTGACACTATATCAATATGGGAATACACAGCACCAAACGATTTAAAAAGATTAAAAACATATCAGTATCCTCACTCATTAGGTTTATTGTATTCAGCATTTACACAGAGAGTTGGATTGAAAGCAAACGAAGAAGAATATATTTTAATGGGTATGGCGGCATATGGAGAACCAAAGTATGCAGAGCAAATTGAAAAAGACTTTTTTGACACAAAAGATCCTTTAAAATTAAAAATGAACGTACATGCTGGTATTGAAGAATGGATGGCTCATATGCCATTGCTTGATCATCAGTTTTCATATGATGTTGCGGCATCAATACAATTGGTTATTGAAAAGAAAATTCTTACACTGTTTGAAATAGCACGTTCTTACAGTTCACAAAAGAATATTGTGTGGATGGGCGGAGTTGCACTTAATTGTGTAGCCAACTCATTAATGTATACTAAAAATCAAAACATATGGATTATGCCTAATCCAGGTGACGCAGGTAACTCATTAGGAGCGGCCGCACTTGGTTATGGTGATAAACTAAATTGGCAAGGTCCTTTTTTAGGCACAAATATTGAAGGTAACTATCCTGTTGATACTGCCTGCGAAGCTCTAACAAATGGAAACATTATTGGAGTAGCAAGTGGTAGAGCAGAGTTTGGCCCAAGAGCATTAGGTAATAGATCATTACTATCAGACCCAAGGGGAGGTGAAATCAAAGATAGAGTAAATGATATTAAAAAACGACAAAAGTTTAGACCTTTTGCTCCTGCCATACTCGAAGAACATGTACACGAGTACTTTACAATGCCAGGAGGCATTACTGAATCTCCTTACATGCAGGCAGTTGCTATATGTAGAAAGCCACAAGAGTTTCCAGCAATAATACATGCTGATGGTACTTCTCGTGTACAAACAGTAACACAAAAAGAAGCACCAGGATTTTATAATTTAATTAAAAAGTTCTATGATCAAACTGGTTGTCCAATATTACTAAACACTAGCCTAAACATCAAAGGCGAGCCACTGGTAAATACTAGACAACACGCAGATGCATTTGAACAACAACACAAAGTGAGGGTATATTCATGAAAATAAAAGATACAAAAGTTGCAATGATTGGTTGCGGTAAATTAGGACAAGATTGTGCTGAAGTCATGGCACAGCAATACATGGTAGAAGGCTACGATGTGGAACCAAGAAAGCCAGAAAACTTTAAAATGCAATCAACTATACAAGAAACAGTTAAAGGTAAAGACATTGTTTTTATTGCGGCACCAACACCACATGATCCACGGTATGATGGGTCAACACCAACAGCACATTTAGAACCAAAAGATTTTGATTATACAATTGTAAAAAACATCTTACAAGAAGTTAATCAATTTGTTAATAAAAAACAATTAGTAGTTCTTATATCAACTGTGTTGCCTGGCACAACAAGACGTGAGCTTGAGCCATTGATTACAAATGCACGTTTTGTTTATAATCCTTACTTGATTGCAATGGGTTCAGTTAAATGGGATATGGTAAATCCAGAAATGATTATGATTGGTACAGAAGATGGATCAAAAACTGGTGATGCAAAAGAACTTATAGATTTTTACAAACCAATGATGCAAAACAATCCAAGATATGTAGTTGGTACTTGGGATGAATGTGAATCAATTAAAATATTTTATAACACATTTATTTCAGCAAAGATTGGTTTGGTAAACATGATTCAAGACGTAGCAGAGAAACAAGGAAATATTAACGTTGATGTAGTAACGTCAGCACTTGCATTTTCTGATATGCGTATTATGGGACCAAAATATATGACAGCAGGTATGGGCGACGGTGGTGCTTGTCACCCACGTGATAATATTGCTTTAAGATGGATGGCAGACCATTTAGGCTTAGGTTATGATTTGTTTGATGCTATCATGGGTGCAAGAGAAGTACAAGCAGAAAATCTTGCTAAAAAACTAATGTCATATAACTTACCAATCGTAATTGTAGGCAAAGCATATAAACCTCATGTACCATACACTAATGGATCATACAGTTTGCTAATTGGACACTATATTGAAAAAGCGGGTAGAACTTTATATTATCAAGATGAACACACAGGCGATCATCCACCTAAAGATTTAGGTACAGCAGTTTACTTGTTGGCCCATAACCCAAATGTAACTTATGGAACAGACGACACAGCAAATTATAATTTTCCACAAGGATCATATATTATTGATCCGTGGAGGCAGTGTCCACAAATAGAAGGTTGTACAGTTGTAGAGTATGGAAACACCAGAAAAGTCTAGTAAAAAATTAAAAGTTAATTGGCAAAAGAAAGTTTCTGCAGAAGACTTTGATAAATTATCTGAGCAGTCTAAATCCTTTTGCCCATTGCTTTATTATCATTCAACCATTGATACTGTTGGTAATCAAAAACTTTGTTGTATAGCCACGCCTCCACCTAACTCAATTAAAGTTTCTAAATCAAATAACTCAATAGAAGAATGGTGGAATTCTAATTACTTAAAAAAATCAAGAAAGATGCTAGGCAGTAATTCTTATCCTGTAGAGTGTATTGAATGTAAGGAAAAAGATGACATAGGAATTCCGTCTTTTAGATCTCAAAAAGTAGATTCTATACGTAATGACAAGCAACTAAGAACATACATTTATAATGAAGCCAACAAAGCAATAAAAAATAATTTTATTACGCCATCACCTGCTCCAATAAATTTTGATATAAAGTTTGGTAACCTTTGCAATTTAAAATGTAGAATGTGTGATTACATGAGCAGTTCACAAATATTAAAAGAAATTATCAGCAATCCAGAACTTGAAGAGTTTAGTCGTGGAGATGCCAACAGAATATTAGAAGTAGCAGAAGATAAACATTTGAATTTTAGATACTTTGAAAAAGATAATTTTATTGAATCATTTGAAAAAGTAATTGACAACACAGTGTTTTTAAAATTTACAGGAGGTGAGCCATTGCTTATTTCTAATTTGTTTAAAGTTTTAAAAAGATTAATTGACAAGAAATTATCAAAAGAAATCCAATTACATATCATAACAAATGCTACAAAAATCACAAAAGAAATGATTGAAGATTATTTTGTACATTTTAAAAATGTTGCATTGTCTATCAGTTTAGACGGATATGGAAGCAGTTATGAGTACGTAAGATATCCTGCTAGGTGGAAAGTAATAGAGAATGCGTTAGAGTTAATTAAGAAACATTCAGATACAATAACTTTAGACTTTAGTATTACATTTCAAACATACACAGTTATTAGTATGATAAAACAATTTGAGTTTATGGCAAAATATGCTATCGAAACAGATTTAAATGAAAGTGGAACACACCCATCATATGTTTCCATGCCAAAATATCTTGATATTAAATTATTACCAAATGCAGTCAAAGATAAATTAATTAACATATATAAGAGTAGTGATATAATTAATCAACTACCAAAAGGTTTTAAAAAAGATTGGACAAATAAAATTAAATATTTGTCATACAGAAATAAAAAAGAAGATGATTTGGTTGCAATCAAAGATTTTGTACGTTATACTAATGCTTTGGATAAGATTAGAAAGCAAAAATTTAAGGACAGTTGTCCTGAAGAATGGGAACTACTAAAGGAGTATTTTAATGATCAATAAAGAAACAGTCTTGCAGGTGAAACACTGGAGCGATAAAACGTTTTCGTTTCGCACTACAAGAAACTTTCCACTAAAATTTAACAACGGTGAGTTTGTTATGATGGGCCTACAGCATGAAGGCAAAAAACTAATGAGAGCATATTCTGTTGCTTCTGCTAACCACGAAGACTTTTTAGAATTCTTATCTATAAAGATAGAAGACGGACCTTTGACTTCTAAACTACAGCATATCAAAGAAGGTGACGAAGTTCTAATAAACAGCAAGTCGACCGGAACACTAGTGATTGACTATTTGTTGCCTGGACGTAATTTGTATTTAATTGCAACTGGCACAGGATTAGCACCGTATATGGGTATTATCAAAGATCCATTAACATATGAACGTTTTGATAAGGTTGTGTTAACACACACAGTACAATACGAAAACGAACTAGCATATAAAGACATGTTAGAAACTTTCAACAATGATTGGCAAGAAGTAACACTAGGAAACTTTAGGTACTTTAACACACTAACACAACAAGATTGGAAACACACAGGTAGAATTACGGAATGGATTAAAAATAATAATTTATTTCATACAACAATTAACCAATCACTAGATCCGCAGGATGATAGATTTATGATATGTGGATCACAAGGATTGAACAAAGACTTAATTGAATATTTTGAATCACTTGGTATGGAAGAAGGTAATACTTCTACACCAGCACATTTTGTAGTTGAAAAGGCATTTGTACAAAGATGACAATATTTACACCATTAGATATACCACCAATACCAAACAAGCAATCAATACTAGATAACTTTGATGGGAAAGAAAAATTTGTGTGTTGGGATGAAGAAACATTAATGGGTAAGAAAGATTTTTCAAAACCTTTTGGAGAAATGAAATCTTGGAATGATATGGCAAAACAAAAATATCCTGAGCTATTACAATGGATTGATAAACACCTGCCATTTGAATATAAGTTTTATGTAAGACTAGCAAGGTCAACAGGTAATGTAAAGCCACATGTGGATGGCAATTATGTTGAGTCACCCTATCCTGGACATCATATGACAATAACTCAAGACATGTTAGATCATCAACTGGCTAATGAGCCAATTGGATATAGATTTGTTGTGAGTGGTTCGAGAGATACATTGTATATGTGCAAAGAATATGATTACACAAAAGATATGAGTACTCAACAAAAATGGTTTTGTACTATACCTCAAGAAACAGATGCATTTTTAATTAACAACTGTACACAGCCACATGGTGTTGATGTAAAAGATGTTGTTGATGATGATCGAATTGTTGGATTTGTATTAGGCAAAGTAATTGAATCAGAACATCGCAATCTAATCAAAAGAAGTATAGCCAAATACAAACAGTACGTTCTTCAAAAAGAAAATTTAGTGTAAATTACTGATTAATTTTATTTCTATTTAAAACTTCTTCTTTACTAGCACATGATGGATATGTGTTATTTACAAATGCTTCATACATATCATGACCTTTAAAACTCAATTGAAATAATATTCTTGGTTCACTTGATGTATTAACAACACCATGTAAATATTCACCTCTAGTACGAAAAAATGTAGGAGCAGTGTTTAAAGAAAATTCATCAATGTATTCTTCATTATGTTTGTGATACATTTTAGTAACAACATTGGTAAAGTCTCCAGAAACTGGAAACGATAGTCCCCAATCTCTTGACCCAATAATGCGTAACCAATCAACGTAATACTGTGGTAAACCAGCAAGTTGGTGTTTGCTCTCAAACACAGGGGCTAAAATCTGTTCATCTTCGTGCGGCACTAAATCGTACTTTACATCTACTTTAACATAACCACATGTGGCAAATGGATCTGTGTAGTTGAAAAACTTTCTAATACTATCAGGAACATCCTCTTTAGATAGTAACGGAGCGTCAGCAGTGCCGTCCATTTCCATCCATTTACATTTTGTTTCTAATATTTGCTTTAATTCATTCTGATCGTATTCTATATCTGGCACGTAAAAAAATGGGTTTCTCATTGTTTTTTCCTTCATTATTACAATATACTACTATATTTATATGCAAACAGTCAACAAAATAATAAATTTTTTAGGCATCTTTATGGTTGACAGATACCTATATGATGCTATAATATAGAAAACTATGTTAAATAACAATGAGGCAAAATAATGAATAACGAAGTAAAAACACACAGTGATCTGCCAAAAAATACAGAAATCACTATTGGTAAGCACAAGTTTAAAGTTGAACTTGTTGAAGACCCAAACACAAAACAAGCCACATATATCCTTGAAGGAAATAGGCAATCTAAGTACGGGTTGATTAGAAACACACATCAACCAGACTTATTGTTTGCTTATAATCTTAAAGGATTTGACAAGCAGGCTAAAGTTGCAGGCTATACTTGGTTTACAGATAAAAACGGTAAACTTGAGCCGGTTGGATAAGCATGATCGAAGCCATAAACAATTGGTGGGGAGAATGTATTCTAAGATGTGGAATTGAATTAACAACCTTAGAAATTTACATAATAATGGCATTTTCATTACCTATAATTATATGGTTAATGGAAAGAAACAAATAAAATAAATGATAAAAATGAAAACAAAAATAAAACAACTATTTCAAACACGACTAAATGGGTCATTGGCCCGAACAATAGTATTTACTGTTGGCCACTTTGTGATTGCGGCCGCAATATTAAAATTATTAGATCCAGGTATAGAGCTTTGGGTAGCAATCACTGATGCAATAGTCGAACCTTTGGTTAATTCGGTTTGGTACTATCTATTAGACAGGTATTGGATATCTGGCATTATAACTAAAAAGAAAAATGTTAAAAAAAAAGTTAAAAGAGAAAGGTATGGCAAATGGCGAGGAAACGTATAACCAAAGAAGACAATCAAATTAAATTAGATCCAGCATACGTTAAACATTCTGTTGCATCAAAACTTGATATGAAAGTTTGGTGGTTGGAAGAACTTGAAGGAGAAATACTTGAGTTTGCCAAATATGTCAAAAATCATTACGGTATCAAATACAACGATACTGCCAAAGCACATCTAAAAAGGATTGGCAAAACATCTCAAACACTGAGAATGACATCTGCTATGGCTTTAGGTGTTCTTGAAGATCTTCACAAGTATGAAGATAAGTAATTTCATTAAAGAAGCAGTCAAAGATCTTCTATCTGATGCTTGGATTTATGTAGTTACTATAAGTATTATTACAATAACCTTATTAATATTTAATACTGGAATTTAAATGAAATATGAATTTGAAGACTATAGAAATAAAGATCCATATGATCCTCCAAGGTGGAGTCAATGGCAACCAGATAATCCTTTAAAATATCTATTAACAATTGTATTCTTCCTAATAGGCCTTCCATTTTTATTTGGATATTTGCTAACACCTTTGGGTACTGTGATGCAATTATTGTTTATAGATTGGTGGTTATACTTAAAAGAACAAGCAGGAAAGATCAATAAAGACGATTATAGGTAGTAAATACAGATATCTATATAAATATAACATACAACCGAGCAGTATATGAATAAAAAACAAACATACATTATAGGTGATATTACACCTACTAAAAAAATAACCAAGCCAAAGCAGAAGAAAAAACCTGCAAAGAAGAATAACAAGCCAGTGAGCAACAATCAGTCGACTCCAATAAACACAGCATTTGCAGATGCATTTGCTAAATTAGGTGTTAGCTCAAAAGATTTTCAAAAGAAATAATTATTTTTTTAATTAGAATCAGATTTTGACATGTTGGCAAGTTCTTTTATTTCAACTTCAACTTTTGATCTAGATCCGTGTCCGCCACACTCAATTACACATCTTTTGATATAAAATTCGTGTTCAGTATCCCAAGATTGTTGTAAAATTTTTGAATAGTATTCGTGTTGCAATATTTCGTCAATTGAATATTTAGATAAGTCGTTCCAATTTTTACCATATTTGTTTTCTAAATCAAATAGTTTTTGTCTGCCCTTTTGAACATTATCAGTTCTAATATTATCCTTGTGCATATCTCCAAACCAACAACAAGGCCATAACCTCATATCATGTGAAATATACACACGTTTTTCGTGAAGCAGTCTACAACTGATATCTGTAAACTTTGTGTCTTTTATATGATCTATTTTTTGTGTGATGTTGTATTTTGCCTGTGAATGCTTATGCAATATTTGTTTTTTAGTAGACGTTACTGTATTTTGTTTTTCTATAATTTTTCCATCTTCTTTTTTCTTAGCAACAGACTTCCAAGATTTTTTAGATTGATTTCTTGCTGATCTTCTTACATGAAAATCAAATCCAATATCTTTTGCATGTTGTTTTGCTCTATCAATATCATTGCCGTTATGATCAAATTCAATGTATTGCCATACTCCTCGTCCACCACCTCGTGAATATGCAGTTATGTTTTTTACTAATTTTTTCCAATTAACATTAACACGGTACAAGTGATTGGTATTTTCGTAGCCATCTATGTTAAATTTTACACACAGTCGCATGGTATGTTCTGAACTTAATTTAGATAGTCTATTCCAGAATGCTTCTGTTTGCATACCACCGTTGGTATCAATAACAATAGGACCACAATCATTTTCTAAAAAATATTTACAGATGTCGTATAGATCTCTATTCATTCCAGGGTCACCATATACACCACTAAATCCAAATTCTTTTCCTTTGATTGCTTCCGGTGGAAAAATCTTCTTAATGTAGTCAATAGAAATATCAAGCATATCTAGTCCTGGGTGTGTATCACCATGGATAGTTCTAGAACAACCAGGACATCTAGCATTACACTTTGATGTTAGTTCCAGTTCGTAGAATACTATGTTTTTAAGTTTCATTTTTAAAAGTGTATCTTTCTTTTATTATATTATACAGTTCTGGAACAGATTTTTCAAGACTTTGTTTTCTTATTTCATCTTTTAATTTAGTATCTCTTACAAAATATGGCCACCACTCATCTGCATATTTTTGGTCGTTAACTTTCAATGCTTTTATAATATTACTTATTAGTAATTTTTTTTTAAAACTAAATGTGTGTTGTTGTCTTAATTCTTCAAATTTTTTAAGTGCAACAGATTTAACATCTTGGGTTAATAATCGTATGTTGTGATAGTCTGGCCTAAAAACAATATCAATGGTATTCCAATCAACATTGTTTTTTTCAAGCCAAATTATCAGTGTCGGTAAGTTTAAAATGTTTAACACTTGAGCAGTCATGTGACACATTAAAGAAAGATTTTCTTTTGAATATTTTTGAAAAATTTTAATATTTTTTACAAGTTTGTCCCAAGAGCCTTTATATCTGATATACTCATATGTATCTTTGTAACCGTCGATAGAAACAATCAATTGTGTTTTTTTGAATTTATTTAATCTTTCTATCAATTTTGGATTTATCTGCTGTCCGTTTGTGGTAACAGTTAAATCTATGTTTTTGGCAAAATCATTATCAATACAATAATCTAGTATATCTATAAAAGTTTTATTAATAGATGGTTCTCCACCTGACACATCTATATATGTAATGTTAGGCAATATATCGTAAATTTGTTTTAAAAAGTTCTTGTTTGCCCACCAATCTTTTTGTTTTTTTAAATCATCAAAATACTCCTCTTTATGATGCCAATATGGCTTTTCTGAGCTACCATACTTTTTGCTGAAATACAAATTACTATTTTCTATATCTTCTTTTTCAATAACTGAACTAGAAAACGAGTGACACATTCTACAGCCAAGGTTACATAAATTAGTAAGTTGCAAGGACAAGGTGTTGGTATTGTGTTTCATTGGAATAAACTTTTTGTTTTGCCAATCCTGAAAAAGTTGTTGTTCAAGTCTTTTTGATATCCGTTTTTGTGCTTCTTCGTTCCAACAAGCATTACAGGCAGGATTTTTTACACCTTTTACTAAATCATTTTTTAGTTGTGCTAATTCTTTTGAATTCAGATAATCATCTATGTTGTGATGTGGAATTTGATATTCTTTTTGTTGATGAAGATCGGCTTTACAACAAGGATTCATTAGGCCAGTTCCACCTATCCAAACAGATGTAAACGGTAAATGACAGAATGTTTTGATATCTAACTCCATGAATTTTCCTCTTGACTAATGCGTCACTATACTTTATTATAGTATTTATTGAATGTAAAGGATAGGCGATTATGAAAGATCCAAAAGTAGTTGAATTGGTTAAACAGTTAAAACAAAATTTAAACACAATCAATTCAGTATATCAAAAATTAGATGCTCATAGTGTTTGGGTTGACCTGCAGAAAAAAGACAAAGGCACAGGTTGGGAAATAAGACACTTAGAGCAGAAAGTTAAATACTAATAATATATAACCAAGGAGGGTTATGGCAAAAATGAGAACTTACACGTTCTACGATGGAGAAGAAACAAAAACCATAGACGCACTAGGATATAGAAGAGCAGTGAAGTCTTTCCAAGGCAATACTAAAAGCAAAATGGTACGTGTTGAATGGGAAGCAAAAAAAGGTGGTGTTTATGAAAAACAACAAGAACTACCAATGGGTAGGAGTAAAAAGTTAGGAAGATAAAATAAATGACACAAGTAAACATATTATGGGCATCAATGTTTGGCACAGCAGAAGATGTAGCCAACGATGTATTTGAAAGTACATCAAAAGAATTAGGTGCTGATATTGAGATAAGCGAAATGAACGATGTTGATATTGATACATTTAAAACGATGAAAAATGTATTATTTGTATCCAGTACTACAGGGCAAGGCGATATTCCTTCTAATGGCGAAGAATTTTTTGATAAACTATCAGAAACTGACATAGATCTCAGCAACATTAATTATGGTATTTGTGGGTTAGGAGACAGTTCGCACACTTATTTTTGTGGAGGTCCTAAGAAAATTGACAAACGTATGGAAGAGCTTGGAGCAACTAGAATAGTTGACACACTTGAATGTGATGGTGACGATGAAGGTGCAAGAGAGTATTCAATTGATACAATAAAAAAACTAATAGGAAACTAAAATGGCATTAACAATTAATCAAGAAGAAAAAGCAAAACTTATTAGATTGTTTGATGAAGGCACACAAGTATTGCAAGAGTCAGATGATTTAAGAGCAGGCCTAAGAGATACAGTAAAACATATTGCAGAAGAACTTGATATTAAACCTACTGTACTAAACAAAGCAATTAAGATTGCATACAAAAACAGTCTATCAGAAGAGCGAGATGCATTTGATGATATTGAGATGATACTTGATACAATCAAACGTGGCAGTGCTCATAAAGAAGAGTAGTATGTGGGGTCCTTGGATGCAGATACATTCAACCAAAGACCAAATAGAAAAATGGGAAAAAATTCCACATCATATTTTTTGGATTAAGATTGCTGTAATACTAGCAATGACAGGATTAATAGGAGTATTACTTATGGTAATAAATATTTAATATGCATACAAACTTTTATAAAGATCCTGATATTTGTTTTGATATTAACAAACTACAATCAGCATTAAAAGAAGTAGACACTAGGGTAGCAAGACAATCGCCACTTGGTGAAAGAGACATCAACGCAATCTGTCTTACACAGGTACCAGGAGATCCAAACTCAATCACAGGCGGAAATGTTAGAGGATTATTTTGGACAAGACCTGATCATACAGGTCAAGAAGTAACTAGAGAAGCACCAATAGACGAAACGCAATACTCTGAATTTGTCAAACTGTTTGAGGACACTTACTTCAACGAAGTATACACTACACTGACATCAAAATATAAACTAGGTAGGATTAGACTGTTATGGAAACTGCCAAGAACAACATTGAGTTGGCATAGAGATCCAGAACCAAGATTACATATTCCAATTGTTACCAACCCCGGAGCTCGTATGTGTATTGATACAGAAGTTAGACACATGCCAGCAGACGGATCAGTTTGGATTACAGACAACACACGATATCATAATGCATTTAATGGTGGTGAAGAAGATAGAGTGCATCTAGTTGCTACAGTATTAGACACCACACCAATACATCCATGATGTTTTCTTTTGACAGTGTCATACAAAAAATAAAAGATGCTGAAGTACAGCACAATCCGTGGCCGCATATTTGCATAGAACAATTCTTCAGCGAAAGTGAATCAACACGTATACATAAAATATTAAAAGAAAAAGCACCATGGCAACAAGAAAGCCAGGCGGTTCGTTTAAGCACTGATCCACAAAAAGAAATAGATACTATATTTGATATATTTAAAAAGCCAATTTTTCTTACAGAAATACTAAAAAAGTTTAATTTAGTTTTACCTTCTATTCATATGTCCGCTTGGGGACATTCGTGGCATCAGCAAGGAGCAAAGCAATCTCCACACACAGATATGCACTTGTTAGATAACAAAGACAATAAGCAATACAACAGTCTTTTTACTCAACAGATATATTTTCCAGATAGTGGCCATAATACAAACAATATTGAAGACTCTGGAATTTGGTTGATAAAAGAAATTTGCGATGATACAGGTTGTAGATTTGAAAGAACAAAACAAATTAAATGTAAACCAGGAACTTATTTTTGCTATCCAAATTCTTTAGATACATATCATGAAGTTCCAGAACAAACAGAAAACTTTGATAGAATCAGTGCGTTATCACGTACACTACTAAACTACAAATAATCTTGACAAAATCTTAAAAGAAAGTAATATATAACTACATGTTTGAAAAAATTTTAAATAAATTTGATTGGTTAAAAAAGGTTAAGTTGATAGAACTTAATGAAGTCGATACATCAGAAGATCCAGTGAGGCCAGAACTTGATAATTGGTTTAGGCAACAATATGGTAGAAAGATATATGGGCTACAAGATGGTGATGAAATAGTTGCTGTGATGTGTTTCGCATTTACAAATGAAGTCCCAGCATCAGTACAAGAATTAGATACTATGAGTAAAGTTGCACACATGGAAGCCATACACAGAGCAGGTGTGCAAGGAAAGATTGCTATTGCATACACAGTCTGGAGTCGTAAACGTGGAGGCGGACAAAAAATAGTAGAAGAAGTTTATAAGATGATTAAGAAATCAAATCATCTAACAAGGCTGGTCACACTGTCACCAATGACAGACATGGCAAGAAAGTTTCATACAAAGAACGGCGCTAAAGAGTTAAGAGTAAACAAAAGCACTGTGAACTTTGAATATGACATGGGCAAATAGCCCAGTTGCCTATTAGAATAAATATGAGTATAATATGCCAGAAGTAAAAGATAGAAAAAAAATTGAAGACAAACTAGCCAAAGAATATAGTGCTGGCTTTGTTACTGATGTGGAAAGTGAAACTTTCGAACCAGGTGTTAATGAAGAAATAGTCACAAGACTTTCAAAAATGAAAAACGAACCAGAATGGTTGTTGGACTATAGATTGAAAGCATACAGGCGTTGGACGGAAATGAAAGAACCAGATTGGTCCACCCTTGAAATTGATCCTATTGATTATCAAGGCATAAGTTACTATTCAAAACCAAAGCCAAAATTAAAGTCTATGGATGAAGTTGATCCAGAAGTACTTGCCACATTTGAAAAGTTAGGTATTCCTACATCAGAACAGGCGGCATTGGCAGGTGTGGCCGTTGATGCAGTATTTGATTCTGTGTCAGTAGCAACAACATATCACAAAGAACTATTAGAAAAAGGAATTATATTTTGTTCATTTGGAGAAGCAGTACAAAAGTATCCTGATCTAGTTAAAAAATACTTAGGTAAAGTTATTCCACGTTCAGACAATTATTTTGCTACACTTAATTCAGCAGTATTTTCAGATGGCACATTTGTTTATATTCCAAAAAACACAAGATGCCCAATGGAACTTTCAACATACTTTAGAATCAATGCATCAAACACAGGACAGTTTGAAAGAACTTTGATTGTTGCTGATGAAGGCAGTTATGTAAGTTATCTAGAAGGTTGTACAGCACCAATGCGTGACGAAAATCAATTACATGCGGCCAATGTAGAATTGATTGCTATGAAAGATGCAGAAATAAAATATTCAACAATACAGAATTGGTATCCGGGAGATCCAGAAACAGGCAAAGGTGGTATCTATAACTTTGTAACCAAGAGAGGTTTATGCCAAGGAAAAAACTCTCGTATAACTTGGACACAGTTTGAAACAGGAAGTAGATTAACATGGAAGTATCCTTCTTGTATATTAAAAGGAGATAATTCAATTGGAGAATTTTATTCAGTAGCATTGACCAATGGATATCAAATGGCAGACACAGGTACTAAAATGATACATCTTGGAAAGAATACCAAAAGTACAATTATATCAAAAGGTATCTCTGCAGGTAAATCTACTAACACATATAGAGGATTAGTACAAGTTGGCAAACGTGCAACAGGAGCCAAAAACTTTACTGCCTGTGATTCTTTAATGATGGGTAATGAATGTTCTGCTATAACTATTCCTTACATTGACAGTAAAACAAGAAAGAGTACATGTAATCATGAAGCCACAACATCTAAAATAGATGAAGAGCAATTATTTTATATGAGAGCAAGAGGTTTAAACGAAGAAGACGCAACTAACTTATTAGTATCAGGATTTTGTAAAGAAGTGTTTCAAAAACTTCCTATGGAGTTTGCTGTTGAAGCCAACAAGTTATTAGAAGTCAGTATGGAAGGTTCTGTAGGATAATGGAAATAACAGACGTTTATTCAGAAACCATAAATTTAGATAAAGACACAGTTTTAAACTATACATTGAAAACAAATGCAGTTGCTAGATTATTTTTCTATGATCGTGCCGGAGTTGACGTAAAGATTAATGTAGATTTAGAAGAGAATGCTTCTTGCGAAATGTATGGATTATTCCATAACAAAGGAAGAGACCCAAAAGTAGTTACAACAGTAACACACAAAGGCAAAAAATCAAAGTGTGACCAAGATTTTAGATTTGTTAATAAAGAATGTGAAAGTTCTTTTGAAGGAAAAATTACTATTCCAAAAGGTGTCACAGGATGTGAAAGTCATATGTTGAATAAAAATTTATTGTTAGACGATGATTCTTTTGCATTTTCAAAACCAGAACTAGACATTAAAAATGACGATACTATATGCTCACATGGTGCTACAACAGGACCATTAGATCAAGAGCAAGTATTCTATCTTCGAAGTAGGGGTATACCTGAGACAAAAGCCATTGAAATATTAGTTGAAGCATTCTATGAAGATATTAAAAATAGAATGGAACAGCCTCTAATAACTGCCCGTAGCTCAGTTGGATAGAGCGTCAGTTTGCGGAACTGAAGGCCGGTGGTTCGAATCCTCCCGGGCAGGCCAAAAACAAAGGTATTTCTTTATCTAGTTCTTGCTGTACACTATCTTCTAATTTTGAAATATATTGTTTATCATCATAGTCAATATGATCAAAACTTTTTATAAATTTATTAAAATGATCTCTTACAACACAGTCCCAAATGTTTCTTGAAATCCAATTGGCTGGCTCAAGGTCAACTAGATAAAGTTTATTGATATTTTTGTTATAGATATAGTTAGAATTATTCCAGTCGACAAAAGTGTAAACAAAACCTTTGCCCCATGGATCATTTTTAATTTTATATGAGTCATATTTTTTATAACATCTCACACCAGTGTTGTGTATTTCTTTTACTTGAGTTTTAAACCATTGTGTGAGTGTATCTATGTTTAATGAAATATGGTCATTTTCTTTTGCCAGTTGCGAAATAGTTTTACCAAACAGTTTTCTAATTTTAAAAATAACAAGATCGTTTTCTCTGTAAACATCTAATAGTTTTAAATCTCCTTGGTAGTTTTTTAAAAATAATTCAAATTGATTGTCATCTCTGCTTTGTTTAATAACTTTGTAAACAAATTGATCGTCAGAATAAACTGCTCGTTTGCTAGAATAATCATTTTTAGCAATAGGAGTTACACTGGTTTGATATACGTTTTCAACAATATCTTGCTTATAATTATTATAATTACGATTGTGCATGTATCTATTTATTTTAAAATACGTACTTTATTAATTGGTTTAAATCATCTTGCAATTCTTGTGTAATTTTTCTAACAATATCATGTCGGTATAGTTTATGATGTCTTTTCCATTCATCTGGAAATCCATTTAAAAATGATCTTAACTGATCTTTAATCAAAAGTTGCCATGTATTAACAGGAATCCAATCTATTGGCTCAAAGTCAACAAGATGCAATTTTTTAGTTTTTGAGTCAAACAATATATTCTGACCATGCCAATCACTGAATGTAAAAACAAACCCATGGTCCCATGGGTCATTACCCACTTTAAATTGTTCATATCTTTCATTACACCGAATTCCAGTGTTGTGTATTTCTATTATTTGATCTCGAAACCACGTTACTGCTTTTGGTAAACTCATTTCAAACGACAACTTCTCCTCGCCTATATTTGTTAAAGTCATACCTGGTATCTTGTTAATTTTAAAGATAGATAATTTTAAAAAGTTTGTTGAAGTACCTTGACGGTAAACATCTAAAATCTGCATACTTCCTTGATAATTTTTTAAAAACAGTTCAAATTGCTCGTGTTGTCTACTACCTAAAAAAACTTTGTAAACAAATTGATCATCTGCATACATTTCTATAGTTGCTGATTGTTCTAAACCAATTTGGGGTACTTTGCGTAAAGGAGTAACATCAGTTTTGAATACTCTGTTGATTAATTTCATTCGACGGTGGTTAAATCCACGAGGCAGTTTATTTTCAAGCATACTAATATTTATTTGCTTACTAAATACTTTTACAAGCACATAAGGATAAAACAATGAACATACAACAATTAAGAGAACAACTAAAAATAGATGAAGGAGTCAAATACGAAATTTATCTTGATCATTTAGGGTATCCTACTTTTGGGATTGGACACCTAGTTACAGAAGCAGATGAAGAACATGGAAAACCTGTAGGAACACCAATCACAGAACAAAGAGTAAATGCAGTATTTGATAGCGATGTTGCTATCTATATGAGTGAAGCAAAAAAAGTATTTCCTAATCTAACAGAATTACCTAGCGAAGCACAAGAAGTTATTGTAAATATGACATT